ATTGTTTCGTTCGTTAAGATATTGAATAACAATTTCAAACGATGCTGGGTGCATCAAGTGAGGAGTATTGCAAATCTTTTCTTTCAGTCGTAAAAGTTGGTGTCCACTCATCAAGTGTTCTCCGTATTTGATGTTGAGCTATCCCCGGAGGAACCGTTTGAGCTTCCAGTGCCGTTAGACATACCTTCAACCATCCCTGCACCACTGTTAGAAGTTTCAGGAGTTAGTTGTTTGGAAAGTTCTTCTACAGACAAGTCTTCATCCACTTTGTAAGGGATGTTGGCTTGATCCATAATCCAGTTAACAACTTTTGGTGCTTTCGGGATTAGGCCCACTGCTGCGGTCCGTTGGATAAACTTAGAGATTTCATCAAGACTAACTTTACCAATTTCACCATAAGTCCACTCCGGCATTACGTCTGTTGACCAGCCGTTTAGTGCAAAAATTTGTTTGGCAAGGTCGAAGTTAAGCTGAGTTTTAATTTCATCAAGCTTGGATTGAATAGCCATTTCTACAACACTGATTTTACTTTCAGCAAGAGAGAAGCTTCCTGATCCATTGCTACCAAGGGTCAAGAAATCTGCAAACAGGGCAGTTAGAATCTCTGCTGTGTAGCGTTGGATGATTGCATTGATATCATAAGATTTTTGTCCAGTAACAGACTTAATCTCAAACTCAAACATCTTCTTTCCGTTCTCATCGAGGATCAGAGGAAGAATCAAACCAGACTCTTTAGCTTGGTGCATATTCTTGATTACAGTTTTGTAATGTTCGAATACTGCCTTGTCTTCAGGAGTAGCATTTTCAGTCATGTATTGCGGAGGAAGGTAAAGAACTTTAAAGCCGTTCGAATCTTGAGCCACGCTAATGGCCTCCGACTCTTGGTAGGCAGTCTTATACTTCCAAGCTGTCCAGCAACCAACTAAAGGAGATTGTCCTTCAGGATTATTTTTGCTGCCGTTGTTGCGAAACAACATGAACTTCTTGCGAGGAATAAACTTTATACCGGATTCGGTAAGTTGATCAAGCTCAGTAATTGATTGGTAAGGGTTTTCAGCTCTGTTGCTTGGAATATTAACTGCTTGGTTAAGTCCAGCAAGGTCACGTCCTTTATTCTTAAATACCCAACTATCGATGGAGTCTTGAGAGCGGAGAACAAGCTTCTTTGGAGCAATCAAACCATCATTATACTGAGAGCCCTTATCGCGATACCTTTGCCTATATATTTTTTCTACAGGCGCAAAACCGTAACGATTAAAGCTTACAGCTTGCTTGATAAAGGATTTAAAATCATGTTCCATATCATTCATGCACTGACGCATGAAGATAGCTTTATCTTTCAACTCTTCCTCATAGCCTTCTGGGATCTTTACAGTCCAATCAACACGAGAAATCATCATCTCTACATATGCAAGAGCTGGGGCAATGGCACCATCTTTTTCCATACGTTTAAAGGTTTGAATGGCTTGAGGCCAGCGAAGCTCTCGCGAGCATTCTTCTAGGATTTCACCACCTAAAACTCTCAGGCCATTATAGCCAGCCTCACCAAGAGCAAGTGCTGGGATTTCATTTTCCCCTGCCTCTAGGGAGATTTCTGCTTCGTCAGCCATTTAAGCTCCTGCATTAAGGAAGGGGTTAGATTGAGTTAAGTTTGCGGAGAGTAGGCCGGATGAGAAGTTTGGAATTTGTAACTTCTGAGCAAGGGTGATAAATGCATCGCTTGTGGCGTCCACTTGGTCATCCTTGTTCTTACGGCTCCCATCGAAACTTTCCAACTCATCGAAATAAGTGTCTGTCCAAGGTGCTTCAATATAGTCGACAAGACCAGCTTCAGCAGCGGCTGCGAATGGTTGGAATCTGATAATCTTGCTCTTGTTAGAAGGACGCATTCTTGCGTAGAAACCTTCCGACAGAAGTTCTTTAATCATCATTTGTCCGGCAGCCTTCCCAGCTTGGCCCGGTTCTTGTGGCAGTATAATTTGAGTACCATCAGGATCTGACCCAGCAGTCTCAATTATCTTTGCCATAACTTCGCCAAATCTTGCACGAAACCTAACAACGTCAATTACAATATAACGACCTTGTTTTGTCTTCCCTATAAGAACACCAGCAGTCCAGTCAGGATTTGGTAGTGCCTCACTGGGGATCGAACCGGCTATATCCCACGCACGACAATAAGATATAATCTCTTTGTCAAATAAATTAACTTTGCCACAGAATTCTTTTTTCATAAATCCTGCTGCACTTTCCCTTACGAACCAATTGCCTTCTAGCAATCTTTTTCGTTCAGTGCCACGAAGACCTTTGAGCCAAGCAACATACTTAGGGTTAACTTCTTCTACAATTTTGTTGTCATAAACGTTAGCACTAATGAAGGTAAAAGATAGAGCATCTTGCTCTCTAACACCATACTCGGCTAGAAGTTGTTCTTTAGTATCCGCCCAAACAAAGTCACCATCCATGAAAGAAAAGTATCTCAACATTCCATCTTTTGAACGGTCTGGAGTACCATCTTCTTGCAGATAAGGTTCTACCCACTTACGAAGGCCGTGGTCGGCATCAGGATTGCAGGTGATTTTTAGGTGAGGTTTGATTGAGGGGCAAGAGGGATTACGCATACGAGACATGATATATTGAATCATATACATCGTATATTGCGTACCCTCATCTATATAGAAAAGATTTGCCTCAGATCCTTGCCAGTTTACGTCTGCTGCATCATTCTCAAAGTGCTTGAGATAGATTTCAGCACCGGAATTATGGAAAACGAACTTACCATCCTTCGCTCTCCAAGTATATTCATCTGGCTTGTATGCTTGACTAAAGACACGCTTACATTTAGTTAGCAATCCACCCGGACCATTAAGTTGTGGGGTGGTTCGACGAGTCATTACACCAATGAAATTAGGAGTATCTGTATACTTCAGGAAGTCAATAACGCCAATTTCACTTTTTCCGCTTGCGGCAGCGCCACCGAATAGGGTTACGTCAGCCTCCGAGGCGATGTACATACTTTGACGTAATGAACATGGCCCCGGTAGTTTCTTTTCTGTCATTTAAAATCCCTTAGAAAATTCTACCCACTTAGGATCTTCTTGAGGAATCCAACCATCTAGCCATTTAAGTCTAGGGTTAGTGAAGAACGATAAACTAACATCATCATTGTGGGTTTGATTATAAATTTTAGTTAGAACTTTAAGGCCGGGTTTATCAAATGTAACCCAAAGATCATAATAGTAATCACACATTGACCACTTAAGCATAGACTCTTCAGTTTGTGTGGCTACATTTTCCCAAGGCTTTTGATCCCGTGCTTTTAAAGATTCAGAAATTTGTTTAAGAAGTTCTGGTGGATGTGATTTACCAAACATATGATGATCTTCACCATATCGCATTGACTTCATCATAGTTGCTCTAGTTTCTTCAGTCCAACCAATACCTTTACGCGCTTCACTCATCTTTTTACAGGTTTCTTCAGAGAACTTCATGCCAAAGAATGGGTGATTCTCACCCTTTAAATAATTTCTAGATTTAAACTTCTCTTTGGTTTCTTCTGTATGTTTCTTACCCCACATGTGATTATTTTCACCAATGCGAGCTTTCCCAGATTCAGAAACTAAACAACCACAAGATTGAGTATTCTTTGAAGTTAAACTGCCAGCAACTACCGTAGTAAAGATTCCACAATCACATTCACAAACCCAAGTGGCTTGCTTGGCTCCGGTACTTGAATAATAAAAGTCAGCTTGCTCAACTACAGTAAGCTTTGTAAATTTTTGACCTAAAAGATCTTTAACTCTTTTTCCTGACGTGGCTTCAGAAATCTTCTTTGCGGAATCAGCTTTTAGATATTCATATAGATACGAATTAACTTTACAGACTTTGCGGTTACTCATAAATGTGGCTGCAAACGCAAAACTCCCATTGGAAGGATAAGCTTTCCAAAGGAGCATATGAGCCATAAAATGTTCACGACCAGTCAGAAGTACAAGATTACTTTTATCATTACTTCCTCCCATACAGCGAGGAAGGACATGGTGCTTTTCAAAGTAGCCTTCGTATTCACGTTTGTCTAAAGATCTTGTTCTACCTTTCTCCATTAACTGAAGATAAACTTTCTTATAATTCAAAACAAATAATTCTCAAAGTAAAACGGTGCCTCACCTCACCAGCCGTCAAGACAGCCTCATGTTTGGTATTACAGTTCACCGAATTCTTTTATAACAGAGGCCGTTTACACAACTTGTTATTTTTCTTCCTTGGAAGATTCTAATTGACCACTTGCTTTCAAATACTGCGTAACGAGCAAATTTCGATCCCTACCTGAAATACCATACTTCTTCTTAACAGTAGCCTTCAGAGTTTCCCAATCCATATCATCAAGTTGCTCTTTACTAAACAACTCTTGGACAACTTGGTATCGGAAACCGGGCTTGTCTTCTAGCATCTCATCTGTAGACAAGGTAAACCAAGCCGAATGGGGATAGTTCAACCGAGGAACTTTACCTTCTTGAAGTACAGCACCCTTACCAGCAATCTCAATACAGTTCTGCATAAAGCTATAACCAATAGCATCACTGCCTGTGATGTAGACCAAATATTCATTCATTTAAATTCTCTCCTGTTGTGTTCGATTCATAAAAGAGATATTACGCTACACAACAGTAGTTTGTCAAGCTTATTACAAATATATTTAGCTATTTTAACAAATAACTCTATATTTCAAGAGTTATCTATAAATCAGCTATGTACCTCTAATATTCACCCTACCATACCCACTCAGCCAACATCCTGATTGGGAGGCGGCGACTTGAGCAGACTGACCTACTGCTATCTTAATACCATCACTAATTTCAACAGGAGGTTTTTCAGATTTAACAAATACATAGAGATAATCTGTAGTCTTGTTTTGGATAGTGATCGCAGTACCGGGAGTAATGGCTGAAAGCCCATAGGCATTCTCCCACTCCAATCCAGAAAGAATTACGTCTTCTTTTGTATCCCCAGAAATTACTATTACATTTTCCATAGACACCTCAAACTAACGCTAATGTTGCAGCAGAATACATCGTACCGAGAAAGGCTGCCGTAACGCTGGTGTCGTTAGTTGATGCCGACAACACCCTAATAGCAAAATCTGTTTTCTCTGCTACGATAATTCCGGGGTCTCCCTCATGCCGGTAAGGTGTGACCTGGCTGACGGCGACTTCAAGGGGCATTCTGTAGAAACCTAGTGGGGATTGGAACACTGTAGCCATAGTAACAGTCCTATCCACCCCGCCGGATCTTGTCTGGGCGAATAGTATTGAGTGGACGCTCAACGTGTGACCTGCTGGAACTGTATAAACAGCTTGTCTTGCCAACCCAAACCCTGTTGGAATCTGTCCTCTGATTGTGCCACCACCAGAATCACGAACGTTAATATCGCCTACGTTAACCTTGGTAGTGCCAGCACTCATAATTAGTATCGAGTTAATTCGAAACAATTGAAGTGGAACTGCAACAGGTGTTGTGCCGTTCAGTGTAATAGTTTGGTTAACTTCGACATAGTTGATATCAAGACCAAAGATGGTGATCGTTCTAGCACCTACGCTGGCTGCCGCGTCACTCGTACTGGTTGATACTACTTCAAGACTCGTAGCTGCTGTCATCCATGGATAGAGCCCACCAACAGACCAAACGTCTTCCGGTAGGGAAGCTTGGTCAACATCCGGGTTGCTACCTAGACCAGTGACCCTACGAACACCCGGTACAAGTCCAAGACCAACCGCTGTATAAAAGTCCATTCCTTTAGGGTGAACGTTTGTAGTCCACAGAGAGCCGTTGCTACTCTTTTCAAGGGCTTTTTCTTGCACTAAAAGAGTGGTAGCAGAGTTAGGAGAGTAAGCCCACAACCCAACTTCACCGGGAGCAATCTCTAACGGATCTGCCTCTGGAAATGCTGAGAGATGATAGCCATCTACTGTTGTTGGAGCCAATGCTGAGGTAGCAATTTTACAGAATGAAGTGCTCTTGTTATGAACTTCTACTTGTGTACCGACTGTAATACCAGAAGCTGTGTAGAGGTTTGTCCAAACTCCTTTTGGTACTACAACATCTACCCTTGTTATCGCCATATTGCTATCTCCCTTCAGAGACGACTCTTATGAGCCTTTATTGTTATTGTTGCAAAGGGAAATTGTATACGTGGTAGGTAATTCGTACCACTCAGCTCAATTATACTTCTTAATATAATTGTGTATAAAATAATTGACTGATGCCACGCTTGCCTGCATTCAGTCGTGGTCTTCATAATAAGACCCTCTCCACAAGCGGCTTGCCCGCTAGCATTTACATCAGTGGTCCGCCAGAACCACGGGCTTCCGAACTAGGCAGCTCAGAAATTCTTTCTAATAACAAGAATTCCAAACGATATCACTGCTTCTGATTGCGTTCGAGTTTCTTGTTACTCATCATCGTCTTGGTCAGGATCTACATAAACCAAACTAAGACGTGGCTTCAATTCCTTAGAAATCTCAGCCGGTGTTTGTTCTTCTGGTTCGTCATCTCTTTTCCCTTTCAGGCGAGCATTGAACGAACCCAACTCTTCTGCGCTTGCACTCTTGATAACACTAACAATGCTGTTCAGGACCCATTTAGCCGAAGCAACACTATCTGGGTTAACTTCCTTACCAGCCAAGCTCTTATCAACTAGCTCAAGTGCAATGTCTTGGCGTTCAAGAAGCTTGTCGGCCAAAGTGCGTAGTTTTGATTTGTTAATGCGAACTTTACTATTACCAGTTTTATTTTGGTTAGAGCGTTCTGCACCAAACCTAGTTTCTGGGCTAGGATTTGGGTTTGTAATTTTCTTAGCCATACCTATTCCTTAACAAATCCCCACCGTTAGGTGGGGATACACCTTAAACAATAACCCTAACAGTATACCGCTCAAGAGTCATAGCATCCGTACCTACTGCCAATTGGCCTGTAATATCAACAGAAGTTGTCACAGTAGTGTCAATTGCAGATGTGTATGGGGCGCTGGCACTTGTCCCGTAAGTCTGACTACTTGCGGATGCACCTACTTGACTGTTGGTAACTCCCCTGTTCTGGAGTTGCTTTAAGAATCCAGCAGATGCGGTTGCAGTAGCTGAGCTAGCGAAGAATGCTCCACCACCATACCTAAACTTAAATGATTTGGTATTTGAGTTATTGGTATAGCTAAACACGGCATCAACCTCCAGAATCCCATTCAAGCCAAGAATCCCTGCTGGTACGACAACGCTAGCAAACGTATGTTCGGTGGTGATTGTTCCGGGATGAGGAATTGCTATGGCACTTGTTTGAAGAACTATTGTTCTTGGGGCTGAGCTGTTGCTACGACTGACCTCCTGCCAAATACTTCCATCAAACTGTAGCGTTAGAGTTGCCCGAGCAGTTTTAGGGGTAAAGTCCCTACCATCTTGTAGAAAGATATTACCGTTACTAGCTATTGATGTGTTCGTGTTGGAGAACGAGATATGCAGAAGCTGTTTAGTTCTACCACCAGTGATGTTAGTTACGGTCAGTGGTGATGAGTTATTAAAGTTCAGGTTCTTAACTGAGGATGAGCCGTAAGTCCCACCTTGGGAAATGCCCGGAACAGTGTTGCCAGAACTACTAAGGAAGCCACCATTCTCGAACCGAGAAAACGATTCTTTCGCAGCATCGTTGAACTGCACACTTGGGTTCTGGTTGAATATTGGATCTTCAAGTTGAAATTTCTGAATAGCTTGGGCTGCTCCATAGAAATTTACACCTGTACCAGAGGTAGCCCCATACGTGCGAACAGTACGGATTGTAGGATTCAAGAATTTGAAGTTTGTAACAAGCTCTTGGTTTACAGATATCCCATCACCCATATTGTTGAAGGTTGTGCCCTCAAAATAGATGCCATCACCATTAGCCACATGGATGGCATAACTATCATTAGAGCCATCTTCAACAAGCCCACACCCTGTAATATAGGAATTGATAAACTTGACATTTCGAGCTATATCAGTCGCCAATAGTCCGGGAGCGTATTCCCTGTCGATCTTAATGGCGTTCTTTTGACCACCCTCGAATTGCTGACCTATAGAGGTAAAAGCAATGACTCCACCATCTAGCCACAAACCGTTCTGGTCGGAGTTGGAAGTTTGTCCCCCAATAAACACCAGAGGACCAAAAGTACCCTCAGTAAACCCACGCCTACCAATCCGAATACCATTACCCCCCCTATAACAATCTACGTTCATGTAGATTTTCATATTGGTCTGGCCGGAAGATCCGTCTGTGCGAATATCTAACAATGTACCTGACCAATTTCCAAGGCCGGTTGCACCGCCACGGATCAGGCCGTTCTGGTGCATAGCTTCCCAAGTTGTGGACTCAGTAATACCATTACCAGCAGGGTTAACCACCTTAACAGTATAGTTCTTAAGAAAAATGCTACCCTGACTACCTTGAAGTAAAAGTACATCAGAAGTAAGATTACCACCAACCAGATTGAAATCTTCAAGGCTGAAATAGCCAGCCATCCCCGTGGGGTTTTGTATGGAGAACAGCCCTTTTACGGCCAGCAGTGGTCCAGTTGACCCGTTAACGTGGACGAATGCGCATCCGGGGTCCTCCAGCGCGCCCGTGGCATGTCCGTTTGCCTGACCTACAATCTTGGTCCGCCCCCCACGACCCGGCCAGTCGGGGTTCAAAACCGCGTCGTAATAGAGGTAGATAGAATCTGTAAGGTATTTCTTACCCGCCAGTGGGTGAATTTCTGCACCAGTTTTGTTTGCCCAGTTGAACATCTTTTGCAATGCAGTGGTATTAACAGTACCTGTCTGTGTTGCCCAAACAAAGTCACCAATGGCGCCAAAGTATTCTGGTCTTACAAAATCAACACTTGAGCGTTTGTATCTACCTACACCAACATAACCAGTTGGGAGAACAACCATAGCGTTGTCATCAGGTTCATTACTATTAGCTTGCCAATACCAATCGCCCTCACCACCATCTTGCGCAGTGGTGTGGCCTGCAACTGGAATAGTGAATGTCCTACCAGCGGGGAGTAAGGTTGGGGCACCCAGAGCACGAAGCTGCGCCAAGTTCTCAGGCATTGCAATACGAGAATACGCATCAGCAAGGCTGAGGGTGCCAACAGTTGAAGCAGCCTGTGAAGCGCTTGCAGCCGAAGCAGTAGCCGAAGCTTGAGAATTCGTTGCAGAGGTTTGGCTAGCTGTAGCACTTACAGTAGCTTGACTTGCAGACACAGCGGCAGCATTCTTACTAGCCAACGCACTAGCAGCATCAGCAGCCACTTGAGCTGCCAAGCCATCACTATGAGCTGTCTGATCAAGCATCAGCAATTCATTAATTGTTGTCTGCGTTGTATCGTCAGTAATCTCAATATTACCAATGTTAGCATAGGATCTGTATTCTAAAGAGAATACACTAACATGATACCAACCATTAGGGACATCAATTTCATACTCACCATCTTCATCTGTCTTAAAGTCTTTTGTTACAAACATAAGAACTTGTTCAGAAGTGTTGTTAGCTGTTATCCGTACAGAAGAGTTTTTGTATGGTTCGCCTGTAGGGGTGAGGAGGGTGCCGGAAAGAATCATATTGTCCCTACATTGGAATTATTGTTGTTTTGGATAAATAATATTTCTACTGTGTTCTGTCCAGTGGCTTACCTGACTCGCCGACTATTCTCCGTAAGGAGTGTTCTGCCTCTGAACTAACTGGAACCCGACTAGGTGTGTAATTAAATACACTATAGAACACATGAGAAATATTACTTTAATTGATTTCTTAAAATTCCTGACAAGCAGACTTGCAGTAATAACTAATGAGTTACAGGAATTTTAAGAAATGACCCTGTGCTAAGCCTATACCGTAAGGAGAGGTACGTTACACGCTATCAAGGTCAGAAAGATAACCTACGGAGAGGGATAGGCATCTTTAAGGAGCTAACGTTGAGGAGAGAGGAAGAAAACGTTAGCTTTTGGAAGCAAAGTCTTTATGTAGAATTTAATCTTATCGGCTATGCTGGTGAAACTTATAATTCATTACCCCGTATTAAAACCATTTGAGCATCAATAAAGACACACATTGATAGGCTTGTTTAATTCCGAGGATTTCAGAACTCGTCAGTTCATTTCTTTAAGTGGCTCAAGGCCGAACATCTTTTTAAATTTTCCTGCCACTTCTGTGTAGCTTGCAATACATTATACATGTTATACAATAACATTGCAAGTACTTAATCACTAAGTGGTTTAATTGGTGTAACATCTTCATCAACAAGCTTTTCAGTAATATCTTCAAACTGATAAGTTCTAGTAGAACAAAATTCTGGATGATCAATAACACCTTGGCATGTCCAACAGATATCATTCATGTTTCCGTCTGGAAGATCAAACATCAGTTCTCCACGCGTGAGGACAGATTGGCAACTTGTACACCTCATCGGTGGATTCCTTTATTTAAGTTCAAGTACACAGAGTATCAGTAAGTTGACTTCCTTGTCAATAGTAAATGAAAATAATTATTTAACACACCATTCTTGGAAAGATTCTACGCTATCAATTACTTCATCAGTTTCAGAATCTCTAATTTCCCAAACAGGGCAATCCTTCTTCCAATCATATGAATTATGGACTAAATACCCATCAAACTCTAGGTGTTCATACAGCTTGTTGCTGATAGTAGTTACGGCCCCTTCACAAAACCAATTAGCAAAATGAACAAGATTAATCTCTTTGTCTTTACAGAAATCTTTCTTGTATTTGTCTACTTTCTCTTGAGTTACGTATTTCATTTAACCTCCAAATAACAAAATTTATCAGATCCCATTAGCTCAAGATAAGCACTACGCATATAGCCCATAACTTTATCTTTAATGCTCGCACGAACAATCACACTATCGTGCTCGGGGAGCAGTACTTCATCTTCCATGAGCAGTCGGTTCAATACATCTGCAACAATCTCACTGTCCAAATACTGCATCTTAATGCCCTGATCCTTAAAGAAGTATTTAGCAATGGGTTTATTGTGTGCAGCCACTGCCTGACAAACTGTATGCCCCGGAAAGTTACCAACAGATTCAATACCATAAAACTTCGCATCTTTAGTGAGCTTATCCCAAGCAACTTGGTCTGCACGAAACTCTTCAGTAACCTGAACGTATGCCTTCTGATACGTCTTTGCATTCAAGCTCACCATAAGTGCATGCTTATTCAAATTACGAATTGGGTCATACTTAGCTAAACCAAATGTATTCTTAAATGCTTCTACCTTATCCTGATTCACTTTCAAGAAAGGCATCTGAGCACCGTAAGGATTATAGTCGCCACCCCAGTTGTTCTTAATCCAGTCATCGATATCTTCCGAGTTCTCTTCATACTCTTGTTCGTATAGAAGACTTGGATGCATGGCCTTAAAATCTAACTCAACAATCTCTTCACCATTAATCTTCATATAACTACGTTCTTCCTCATTCTTCACTTGAACACCTCCAGCAGTGTTATAAATCCTTCCGCCTTGACGGAGATTATCAGAGAATACTCTTTTGTATTGTTGGACTGACAGCAAACCTGTCTCATCACTAATTTCTGTATTCATTAATTGTTGGTTGTAGGCATTCATATACTCAGTAATGATCTTGACACCCCGAACACCAGATTTAGACTTAAGCTCTTTTGTCTCTCTGTCTTTAATCTCAACAACATTGAAGTAATCTTGCTCACTGCTGACGTCCACACCATTGAAGAGATCTAGCAGCTTTGGCTTGAAGATAATACAGCTTTGTACTGTATCCATCTCTTTCCAATCTACAACACCCCCAATAAAGTCATCAGTGTAACCATCCTTCTCAAGCTTGTCAAGAAGAATAACCATACGCCGCTGAGACACACCCTGTTCATTCCCAGAATAGGCACTACGTTGTCTAGGAACAGAAAGACCTATAGCTTTGTATTTAAGAGCACGAGCTATATTTGTTACAACACACCATACCTCTTTCTTACCTACATCCAAGGACATCAGTTCATCTACTATATGTTTATATTGCTTTCCTTGATTGTAATGAATGTTAAAGTGAGTAAGCTTTGTTTGTATCTGACTTCTCTCCTTCTTACTTATACTCCATAAATCAATCCTCATACATCATATACTCCATCCTCCTAGATAGTGGACCATAATCGTCTGTAAGCCTTATGGATAAAGGCTCTCAGCAATAATTTCTTTTTATGTGGTGCTTTCTGTTCACCACCAATACCAACAAGACTACACGTCAATAATAATCCTGTCAACCCCACACAGAAGATATTTACTAACCTACTATTCCAAACAAATCTAAATAGTCCTTGCAATCCCTCCTCACTCAGTGCTAGTATTAATCCATCAGATCAGCAAGGTGAAGCAAATGTATCAATACCACCAACTGTATGACAGAGACATTATGAGCACCTATGTCGTTGATGGGAAGCTTCATATTGAGTACAGTGCACCTACAGAGCAAGCCATATTTACCAGAGAAGATTTGATGGTATTGCTGATATTATTAATTGACGCAGAAAAAGAGGTTGGCGGAGAGGTCCATGAAGGGTGAAGCCACTACCACACTCCCCAATCTTTACCTCATCTCCACACACCATAAATACCACATGAAAATGGCTTTACGTTTGATTTCCAATGGGCTACACTGACCTCATCAGCACACAATACAGCTTACACAGGAAATCACACATGATAGACCACATAAAGCTGTACCTCTACAAGCGCTCCTTACGAAAGCAGCTAAAGAATCTCATCTACTCTGGCAAGATAGAGAAAATAACATTTGTAAGCGTTGACGGGGACAGGTTGAGTGTGTATCGTCTGAATACATCTAATGAAGGAGAGAAGAAATGAAGTTACCTAAGAAAATGCAATGGCTTAAGGAACACTTCCAAGGTTTAATCACTGAGGAAGATGAACAGCTTTGGGATAAGTATGAAACGAATAAGCTTGAGGACTACCAGTCAGGTTCTCAGGGGGGTGGTTTTGATATTGGTTGGGAGCTTGGTAGGATTGAGGCCATTCAAGAGATATTGAACTTTATAGATGATATTGAAAATCCTGTGTATGGTGATGTATGACCCACAATTTTCGAGACAAAGACATAGACGAAATATTCATCACAACTGATCCTAAAAACACTCTCCTCCATATAAGCTACTTAGGCCCAACAGAGGAGACGTTCTACACGAGGGCTGACATAGTGAGATTGCTTGATATTATTGATGGGAAAGCAGAGGGAGTGATGCAGAAATGAGTATGATCAAAGTCAGGATAAGAAAAGAAGTACTCGATTCTCTTAACTGGTCTTGGGTTGACTATCATCTATTTGAAGGGTATGGTATTAACTTTGTCAAGGAGAAAGAAATGACCAATTGCTATAAACTTTACTTTGAAACGTGTAAGACACAAAAAGAAGTAGTTCAGAGATTGCAAAGCTTAGGTGTTGACACGAATTGGGAGAATGCTAAATGAATAGGTTAGAATATCTAGAGTCGCATCACCAACTGACACAAAGCATTGTAGGGTTGGTATCTATTCAAGATAGCTTAGAAGGTGTGCAAGCTGTGCTCGATAAATGGAAACCAATGCTGAATGACTTGTCAGTTCAAAGGTATAAGACAGTGTGTACCGAACAAGGAATTGACTGGGAGGATATCAAACAGTTCATGGGATTTTCTAAGGTGGTAGAATGATCTACCTACTACTTTGGTTCATCTGTTCAATTGCTTCATTTTATCTCCTCAAAAACTACATCACATCCAACCTGACACAAGTAGGTGTCCAAGACGCTAGCATCGCTATAGCTATGAGAAATGCCGCTAAGAAAGACGCTTCGATTGAAGAAATCTACAATACTACGGACAGTGTAATCAATGCAAGCTTTTGGACAGTGATTTTAGTGATTCATCTGGCTATTTGGCCTATTTGTTTGATACAGCTAACGCTTTGGCAGACAATAGATAAACAAGACTTTTCGGATTTTAGGGGTTGATGAGATGACTACACCTACGTGGCATCTAGAACAAGCGATTATGATGCTTGAAGAGTGGTATAAACTTGCTGAGAATTCCTTAGCATTAATTGATAAATATCCAGTTACCCATTGGAAGCTACAAGCACAACGGTACAAACAAAACGCAGACTGTAGGCGTAATGCGCTACATTGCAAAACTGCTGGACTTGTGTGGCATGATCGGTACAAGATGCTTTTAGATACACAGAGAGGAGTGTTTAAATGAAAATCCGTATCTGCGAAATGAAATACAAATCCAAGAAACCTTTCCGTGTGTACTACGGAAAAGAAAGACTTGCAGAATTCAGTACAAAGCAATCAGCAGAGGAATTTGCTAGTATGTATCTAGTGCCTCCGTATACAATGCAAAGTAATGTTTGGTACTAACCTAAAGGTTATAAATAGGGGAATTAGATGAGCGACATTAATGAATTAAAAGATATGCTTCACGATCAAGCTATTGATGGTGGGTTCACAAGAAACGATGCTGTCATTAAGAAACTTGAGAAATTGTCCAAGACAGAAGAGGAACTTCTTGTAGCTTGTTACTGGATTGGCTTTAACGCAAGGTTCGAGGTGGAAGAGTGACTAAAGAATTCAAAAGTGAGGCTTTAGAGTCGATTCACAGTTCGGTTGAAGCACTGCTTAAAATCGGCGCTATCGATGAGGAAACAATGCGGGAATTTGATACTAGGGAGTGTGAATTCTGTAGAGATAGACTGGAAGAGTTTGCTCAAGATGGTATTGAATGTGGAGCTTGTCATGGGGCTAGAGTCTTAAACATTAGGGATTGCTTTTGCCATGCATACGAACCGTCAGAATGCGGCTGTGAAGCTGATTGGTCAGACTATGTAGAGCTTGATTACTGGGAGGATGAAGAATGAAAGTATGCTGCTCAAGCGGTAAACCTTACGACACCCTGACAGACTTTGAACGACTAGGTGGGTGCTCGTCAGATCATTGCCTAGGACCAATAGAGGTTGAAGACTTTGATCTATTACTAACTGGTCTTGGAACATTCGATCCAAAAGACATACCGACAATTGAAGATCTTCTGGATTTCGATAGAGGTGTGCAGTCTGCTATTGATGGACAAGATATACGAAAAGCCAAACTAGCACAATTTGGAAGTAGGCTTCAGAAAGAAATAGATCTATTAACAGTCTGTGGAACATTCAACACAGACGAATGCATCAGTCACGAAGACTTTAGACATCTCTTCAACAAATCTGGTAGTTGGGAAGAATGGATGCTTTCACAAATTGAACAAGAAGGAGTTGAGAAGTATAAAGCGTGGTATGCTAGGATGAATTCTCGCTGTGATCTGCACAGTGATTTGATTGAAGCTCATAATAAATTGTTTGGAGAGAAGAATGAAACCACAGGAGATTGACAAGCTGCGGATGCTAGATCCAAACGGATGCTACGGCACTCTCCAACAAGTATTAATGGACCCTAACCTTAATCAAATAGGTTATGCTGAAGCTTTGTATCATGTGTTGAGCAAATGCATAGAGGAGAAGGCATATTTGGAACGGGTTAATATTAAACTAACTAATGTCCTGAAGAGTACACATCTTTATGATGAGCTTGATTGGGCACTTGAATTGGAGGGGAAGTAATGGTACAAGAAGCGTATCCGGGTAGTGATATGGAGGGCGGGATGGCTACTCGTAATAGTCGTATGCCACAAGTGAAGCCTTGCAAAGATCCACAAATTGAAGAGGATTCAATTAAAAAGATCATGTCTCTTGCACTGTATGGAGCTGCTATGAATGCTCAACAGAAAGGGGAAGATATGTTCGTTGCTAATTATGAAACGATTCAATTGTTTAAAAATGCGGGGCTAATTAAATGAAAGACAGAGATTTCTTGAAGTGGATTCATGAACGACTTGAGCATGTGCATCATGAAAGTCCCCTAATGGATTACATGCATAAACTTCGTGCAATCATTGCTACAACTGACCCTGAGAAGGAGACTACGAATACAGGGATGAGTAATAGTTTGGCTGAGTTGGACAGGGAGGGGAAGCTAAAGGAACTAGAAAGCTGGAAAGACTCTACAGAACCTGTGTATATCGTGAAATAAAGCTTGCATAATAGATTGAAGTGTGGGAAGCTAGAGATGTTGGGAAAGTGGTGAAGTAAAGAAAAGGTGTGAAAATTTAATTACTGAGAAGGAAATACTAATATGGCGGGTAAAAGTCGGGCATATCTAACTGTAGTCGATGACCAAGAAGTATTGGTCCCGAGGAAGAAAACACGGTCCACCAGAAATGGTGGTGTTAAGCCTGAGATTAAGGAAAAGTTTCTGGAGGAACGTAATAACCCGCCACCAGTTGTGGCTAAGACTGCAAAACAGAAAGAATACTTCCGTCTTTTGGAAGATCCTGAAGTAAAAGCAATCGTATGCTTGGGATTGCATGGCACGGGTAAGACTTTTTGTGCTGCTGTTGTGGCTGCTGATAAGTTCCGTAAGAACGAAATCAAACAAATTATCGTAGCTCGTGCATATGTCCAAACTGGTAAAACATCAGGCTATAAACCCGGCACATCGCTGATGAAATTATACCCCTACGTGCGTAACGTACTTGATACTATTAAGTCTCGTATTGGTGCCGGGGCATACGAAATTGCACTGAAAGACGGGGAGTCAGGTGAAATTCAGGTGCAGGAAGTGGAGTCCATCCGTGGTCGTTCCTTTGACATGCCATCATTTCTGATCATCGACGAATCACAACAGACCACAAAGGAAGAAATGCAAAGTATTGTTACGCGAGTATCTGATAACTGCAAATTGGTCCTCTGCGGTGATATTTTGCAGAAGGATATTCAAGGTGAGTCTGGTCTTGAGTGGTTCATGTCTTTCTCAAAACGTCACAACTTGAAAGGTGTTGCAGTAATTGACTTTAACTCCCCAGATGAAATTGTTCGTGGTGGGTTGGTTAAAGATATTGCAATTGGGATGATGAAAGATCGAGCAAAAGAGAATGAATGAGGAGATATTGTGGGTGTACCATTAGACTTAACTAACGAGAGGTTCGGTAAACTAATAGCTAAGGAGGTGTTCCAGTTCAGGGCACCTTCAGGCCGATCTTATCGAAAATGGAAATGTATTTGCGAGTGCGGAGGAGAGATTGAGGTAAAGGCAGAGTCACTTAGATTTGGTCACACAACTTCTTGTGGATGTGCTTACCAAGATGCAGCTGATAAGAAATCATTTGGTGGGGTTGTACAATCTGATGAATATAAAATTCTAAGTCAGATTAAAAAGCGCTGTACTCCTACATCAAAGGCTAGTAAAAACTATGGTTCTAGGGGTATTGATGTCTGTGATCGTTGGTTAGCGGCTGGAATCGATGGGATTAACAACTTCATAGAAGATATGGGGCTTCGACCATCACCACAGCACACTATTGAAAGGGTTGATGTTAACAAAGGGTATTCTCCAGAAAATTGTATTTGGACAGATGATCTTAGTTTACAAAAATTTAATCAGAGGCCGAAGAAAAGTCGATATGGTATTCCGGGTATCAGAGACAGTGGAGATGGTTATGGTTTTGTAGCAACAATTACAAAGAACTATAAAAGGCACTATCTTGGTTTCTTCAAAGACCTGAAAGATGCTGCAAAAGCTAGACGTGATGCAGAAATTGAATATTATGGTTTTAATCTAGACTGGGAGATGCCCGAATGAGTGAAGAAAACTTTATGCCGTTCTTTCAACCGAAGAACATCTTTACAACTGAAGTCCGTGGTCAGCAACATACTTATTATTTGACCGGTCCTATTACAGAACCTGAGAATTATGTTGATTTGTGTAATATTCTACGTAGTTCTGGACCACAAGATGAAATTTTGATCCGTATAAATTCGAGGGGTGGGTCTGTTGCTAGCGAACGAATGGTGATCAACGCAATACAAGAATCCGAGGCAAATGTTGTCGGATTCATTGAGTATGACTGTATGAGCGCTGCAACAGGAATCTTCTTGGCTTGCAAGCAACACGGTTGGGCTGAACACATTCAGTTCATGGCGCATTGCGCGTTTTGGGGTTCTGTGGGGAAAAATCCTGATGTAAAGTCTCAAACTGAGTTTGGTATTAAACAGCTTGAAGAGGAAATTACTTCAACTTACAAGGGTCTGCTCACGGACGAAGAAGTTCTTTTGTGTAATGATGGTAAGGAATTCTGGTTTGGTGCAAAAGAACTTGAAACACGTATGGAAAACTTCTACGAATATCAGAAGTCTCTTCCGTGTGATTGTGGCTCGCCGGAATGTCAAGCTAATCAAGCACTTGAAGATGAAGAAGACTTTGACGAAATGCCTAGTTTGTCCGAAATCATTGCAGATGCTGTAGAATTGGGTGTAAAGAAGGCTCTGGCAGCTCGTGACGCTGCTGAAAAGAAAGCTTCTCGTGCAAAGCCAGTAAAATCTGTAGCGAAAGAAACTGAATAACCCCTTGCACAAACCAGTGGAGTGCATGTATTATTGGCTCCACTAACCCAAACACAAAGGAGAAAAATAAATGCACACTCATAATGATGAAAGTTTTGAATTCCGTAAAGGATACCGAGAAGGTCTTGAAAAGGCTTTGGACCTAATTACAGATTATATGGAAGACCTGAAAGCAGACGGTCAAGTTAACGGTTTGAATTGGGTAGGTGTTGCTAAAGAGTGGGTTGATGATGAGCTTTCTATGTACCAAGTTGGAGACGAAGAATGAACATTAGTAAAGAAGTATATAATGAGCTAACATTGGATGCTAGACGTTACAAATTCCTTAAGTATGAAGCTACACCAGCTCAATGGGCAACAATTGGCGATGTTGATTCTGTGGAGGAGGTTGATGAAGCATTGGACCTTCTTATTAGTCGTATGTGGGAGGAAGTGAAGTGATTTCCTACGAAGAAGTTGAAGAGCTCATCGCAGAACAACAAGCTGACCTTGCTGCACAGGAAAAGTCAGAGAATTCTGAGGAGGAAGAATGATGGACCGACTAACTTACTTGGAGGAACACCACCAACTGACAGAGAGCATCATTGGTTTGGTGTCTATTCAGACGGATATCGAAGGTGTTAAGAAAGTTCTAGATGTTTGGCGACCAAAGCTCCACGAAGTAATTGTAAAACGTACTAAACAAGTTTGTCTTGATCAGAATGTACCTTGGGATGATATTAAAAGCTTGTTTAGTTTTGCAAAGGATGATTAAATGAACTACTACGATCTTATAGAGCTTGACGACTACCAAGAAGATGTACAAGCTATCCAAGAGATTTGTTTTGATGTAGACCCTTACTGGAATATGGGATACGATGTAGAATCTAATTGTATTGACTGAGGAGAATAAAATGCCACTATACATGTTAGTTAAAGTAGATTTCGGACACCGTGAGAATGTTGGCTTGTTTGATAGCCAAGATAAAGCAACAGCAGTTTGTTCAGCATTGGAACTAGAACTGTTTGACTCTGGTAGTTTGGCTGGAATTTCTTTTTACATTGAGGAGCACTTTGTAAGGTGATTAAAACTAAAGAAATGTTTGATGCAACACATCGGCGCAATAACCAGAATGACTGGAGTATGGAAACTCAGCTGGAATCGAGCATTGAAGGTTGGCTTTTGGGTGATGAGCAAGACTGTGTGGATAATCTAGGAGAAGATGTTACATCAGCAGTTAAAGAAGCTTTGAACTATGAGTAGTGCATATTCACCATTTGATTCTTTCTTGGATAAGTGTGTTGATGAGTATTACGAAGATACTGAAGAAGATCTAGAAACAGAAGAATGGAATGGACCTTACCCAGAGGATGGTTATGACTATGACTACGAGTGAAAAGAAAACTAAAGATCCTAAAGTAACAATTGTAGATTATCAAACATTTACGGATTATTTGTTCATACCACCATCAACCTTTTATATTCAGAATGCTATGGGAGAATATTGGTTTGTGCATACTTCATCAAGAGTTACTGCACAAGAATATATAGATTCTGTTTATGGTAAAAATCGGTATACTGTTGTAGCTAGCAAACTTCAGAAGACAGTTAGTAAATCAGAGAGTGGAGAGCTAAGTTGCAGAGGCACGGCCACCCGCAAGAAGTGAGGAGAAAATTATGAACACAGAAGAGCTGCTTAAAAAGAAGTCTCAAGCATTGAAAGCTTTAGAGAAATACAACAAACTGAAATCAGAAGTAGAGGCAAGCTGTCAGCACCCAGAAGAATACCTAGTCGCTGAAGAGAAGTATTATGGTGCAGGTTATGATTACTACTCAGAAACTCACTACTGGGACACTTGTACTATCTGTTTGGCTAAGTTGAACAAATCAGTTAAGATGGGTAGCTATTACTCATGAAACTTAAACATCAACTTATGTACATGAGGATTGCAGAGGCTGCTGCTGAAACATCTTCAGGTGTCAGACTCAAGGTTGGTTGCTGCTTAGTCAAGAATAATGCAGTGATTGCTGTCTCTTATAATGGACTACCAAGTTTCCTAGAAGGTCCGCTTGAGGATAGGGTTTACAGTAATGGTGCAGGTGGGTGGATGGATGTTGAAGAGTTTAAAGAAATCTATCCATACCAAGACGAAGAAGGACATCACTACAAACTTGTTACTAAACGAGAGTGCAGGCATGCCGAGAAAAACAGCCTTTTGGCACTGGCTAAAAGCAATGAGAGCGCCATTGGGGCTTCACTTTTCTGCACACACGCATGTTGTGAGCTTTGTTCAATTGATATCATTGACAGCGGTATCGTAAAGGTCTATTATCGTAATGACTACCGAAGCACGGCGGGTCTTGAATACCTTCGTGCGAATAATGTAGAAGTAATTAAAATTTAAGGAGAACAAAATGTCTGACGTTGAAATGGACAAAGAGGTACAGGAAGCAAAGAAACTCTCTGACAAGTGGATTCAACCGGAGGAGATGATTGATACTAAAAAAGTTCAGTTGAAAAGTCTCACTGAGTTTGCCAAAGGTTTGGGATATACACGTAATCTTTTACAAGGGTATTTTGCGAGCAACGACTACGACAACAAGAAACGTAGCACCGTTTCATTCCAGACAATGGTAAAATTGCACAATAACTTCTATCAAGATTGGCATGGTGGTGATCGTTTTAAATCTCCATTTAATTTCAGCACCTACAAGATTCGTAAGGCCCGTGTAGGTAAGATTGTGCATAAAGTAAGCCTTACAATGTCTAAGAAAACTGGCTACATTCGAGCAGCCAGTAATATTGTAAGTTTTACACACCAAGAGTATGAAGGCTTCCTTGATCTTAAGTATCTGTGAGGTGAAACATGGACAGAAGTATTTTGTACCTCTTTTCTGATTCTTCTTGGATGTACGCATGTGAATGGAACCCTAAATTTCACTCAGACAAAGGAAAATACCACGAAGTAGTTGTGGGTCGTGGTTGGAGTTCCCGTGAAATCAGTGAAATGCTTAAAACTTATTATGAAGAAAATGCATCAACAATATTCGACCAATAGAGATTTATAGAGGACTTGGGCATTGTGCTTGAGCCCTCTTTTTGGTTATAGTGGTTGTACAAATTAAATAGGAGGTTCTATGAACAATTTAACAAGTAAAGCTCGTATATTCTCCATAGCTGCGCACGAAGCTGTTCAACAAAAGAGAAAATACACTGGAGAGTCTTATTACCACCATCCAGCAGAGGTTGCAATGACAGTTTATGCTGCATATGGTACGGATGATATGATTGCAGCAGCATACCTACATGACGTACAGGAAGATTGCAACATTACAAACGAATTGATTGAGAAGGAGTTTGGAAAAGAAGTTGCTGAACTTGTTGGCTGGCTTTCAGATGTCTCTAAACCAGAAGACGGTAATCGTGCCAGACGTAAAGAGATTGATCGTATGCACACAGCACAGTCTTCACCACAAGCTAAGACAATCAAACTTGCAGATCTTATCTCTAACAGCAAGTCAATTCTTGAACACGATAAAGATTTTGCAAAGGTTTATATTAAAGAGAAAGAGTTGTTGCTTGAAGTGCTAACTGAAGGTGATCCTACTCTGTATGCACAGGCTAAGGATATTGTAGAGAAGGCTAAGAAGGAACTTGGGATTGAATAAGCTACAACTAGAGAAACAACTGACACTACTACACCGTGAACTTGAGGGTTGTAACAAACGCTGCAAGAAGATTTCTAAAGCATGTGGTTGAGAGGATAATCATCTTATTGAGTTTGCGATGGAACAAACTAAACTTGTGCTTGAGTATATTGAAAGCTTGAAGGGAGAGGAAAATGTTTAAAGGGAAACGAAACCAGCTGGCTAACGTAGGTAACAAGTTTCAGACATCGGCCAAGAAAGTGTTGTGCTGTTGTTCGGCTGGACTACTTCGCTCACCTAGCCTAGCTAATGTGCTGCACAAAGAGTTTGGTTTCAACACTCGTGCTGTAGGTTGTGATAAAGAGTATGCCTTGATTCCAATCTCTCAAGCGTTGATTTGGTGGGCGGATGAGATTGTATTTGTCACCCGAGAAAACTTTAATAGTTTGAACCAAGAAGAAAAGGACGAGATTTCTGATGTAGGTGTTAGAGTTACTATTCTGGATGTTGAGGATGATTTTGATTGGAACGATCAGTGGCTGAATAGGTCGTTGCTAGGTGCTTACAATAATATTTGGGAGAAAGATAGTGGTAGGGTTAGTTAAACAACGTCTAGCTTGGGAAGCAGAATTTGCATTAGGTGCTGAGCCAGACTTCATAGCTTTCAAAGAGTATAAGGAAAAGAGGTTGTCTGAAGATTTCAGACTGTCAAGTTATATGGAAAAGCATTTTGAATACGTGATTAACTTAGAACGACGGCTTAAATTGAAGGAGATAGAAAATGAACTTTAAAGATGTGCCAACAAAGAAATATGAAGATGGTAGTACGGGAAACTATTTCTGTACTTGCACACTATGTGGTGGAACATTTATAGGACACAAGCGGGACTTCACCTGCCCTCGTGACCATAAGAAGGAGAAACAAGATGAGTAACCCAACTTTTACACCAATGAGTCAAGAACAACGTGAAGCTGTTCGACTTAAGAGGATTGCAGACCAAGAGTGGGCAAAAGCTAATCTAAAAGATGATTTCGCTGATGAACCAGTGTGGCGAGCACTTGGGTCAGAATATGGTGTACGTTTCCCACAACGCCACGTTCCAGCAACTGAACTTAAGTATCTGAAGCGTACATGTAAAAAGCTCGGACTAGAAATCAGCACGTTTCTTGAATCAACTGGATTCTCTACTTTAAAGCAACTAGTTTCAGCGAATAAAACATACCCTTGCTGGGCCTTTGTAGGTCTGATTTTAGAGTTTCACCACGACTACAAAACAAACGATTACAAATACCCTGAGAAAATCGATTGAAAAGGCACTTTTACCGAAGATTTTCACTATAAATAGCTGCGTTCAGTGAAAAGAGCTTGCATAGTATGCCTGAGGGTGTTATCCTTCTTATAAGGGTATAAAACTACCTACAAACATTTTAGGAGGTTATCATGATTAAAAGAATTTTAGCTCTCAGATATGTATGCAAGAAATACGACTTACAATACCACCTGAAACTCCTTGGAGACGAAGGGTGGATTGTACCTGAAGAGAGGATTATCTGCGTTAGTTTGTTCCAAAAGCACTTCTACGAAACACTTTATCACGAAGTGGGGCACATGGTTGCAGAAAGGAGTTTAGGGTTTAAGAGGAAATATTTTAAAGCAAGTTGGTTTAGTCGTCTTCAATATGGGGCTACTATGATGTATTTGTAAGAATAGAGGAAGAAGCTAAGGCTAGTAAATTCTCAATGAGGGTGCTGAAAACAAAAGACAGGACATACCTGAAGAACTCTTGGTACACATATACATCAACCGTTGCTCGATGGATTCGTTCTGATGAGCTGGATGTTTATGTAAAAACAGTTGCTCAATACAGTAAGTACTTTGAAAACAAATTGGAGATTAAATAAAATGTTAGTTCTTATATATCTTATCGTTTCACTTATATTTGTCTACACCAATGCTACAGCTTGTTATATCAGAGGAATGAAATATCCTTGGAGACAAGATATTCCTCTATGCCTTATCTGGCCTGTAACAGCACCAATTGGTATCTTAGCTATTATTGCTTCGGAGAGTCGTCCATAACTCAGCACAAAGATACATAAAGTGAAACTTACTGGAGAGTAGACAATGACCAAAGAATATTCCCATGACAGAGAAATGATCAAGGACTTCATCTGCTGGATTAGCGATAAGCATAAGTGTGCTGTCGTAGAGTTCCCTGATGAATTTGCAGCTAACAGCTATGTCAATTATAGATTTATTAATATAAATGATTTGATTGAAGAGTTTTTAGGAGAAAATAATGATTGAAGGACTACAGCTAGCCTTAAAACATTGCACCAAATACGAGGACAGAATGTATTTGTCTTTCTTGATTAAAGTACATGAGAGAAATCATGACAGCAAAACAACCAACACCAATGCCTGATGGAATCACTAGACCAAAAGCTCCTACTGCGTCGTCCAGGAAACCTGCATTGGCTAATCCAAATAATCTTACACTAGAACAGGCATTTGATATCATGTTTGAGAAATATAAAGATGCTCTTGATGAGTTGAGCGAGAAATGAACCAAACAATTGAAGAAAGATTTCAGTCAATAGAAGATCAACTGAAAGAGATTAGGAAAGAATTGGAAGAATCTATTGCACGATACAAGCAAAGCCAGTATCCTTTTACAAATGGGGATATTAGTAAGTTTCGTAGTAGGCAGATTGGGAATATTCCTGATACAAAATGTCTGTGGGACAGTATTCCTGTAGAAGATCGATATAAGCCTATGGGTTTATCGTGCCCATGTGAGAAATGTTCGGCTTGGTGTTGAGGAGGAAATATGAACTCTAGAGAAATTGCAGAATACTTGCATAAATATGAAGGTTGGGATTATCGAGCTGCTTTGAAAGAAGCTGAAAGGCGTATCAAGAAGGCTGGTAAGGTTGATACGTACAAAGGTGGAGGATTTCTAGAATGAAATCTAACGGCTGCAATGAAGATGGTTGGGATCTGTTTGAACAGCAAACCAAAGAAGAGTTTGAATACTATGCTGTTCGTAGAGGATATGATATAACACGAGATAGTGAATACAGTTTCTTCTATGCTGATAAGCGCACAGAAGATGCTTGGGAGATGTACCATCAAGGTCATGTTAGTGGGAGGGTTTGGAATGACTTGTAATTGCTATAGCTACAATTGGTGCGTAGGAGAAGATCCTGAAGTTGTCTTAGAAGTTCCTAAAGAATTACTTCCAATTATCAGACGTGAAACTGTCTGTGTTGATGCTTGCATTGTAAAAGATGTTAAGGCACTATGGAAAGCTGGTATTGTGACACATGGAGCTTGTTGTGGGCACAATAGAATTCCAAAGAATATTGTTTTGGATACTAACATCAGTCAAGACTTAGTAGATAAGTGCAAAGATATTTTAGGGGAGTCCTTTGAGTTATATGCTTGGATGGATGTGGATAAGGTTTATATTACGAGGGTTGGCTAGTGAAACCAATAATCCTTAAAACACCAGAAGGGCTTTATGTCTGTGAAATACCAATTGAGAATGAACCAGAAGATGGAGCATCTGATAGAGAATGGTGGGTATGGGCAGCTTGTGGAGTAGGGAGTAGTCCTGTAGAGGCTTATGATAAGTGGGTGTTTGACTATGAGTCAAAATTGGGGGGATAGAGTGTGACACAAGAAGAGATTGATGAGGACGAAGAACGATGGTATTGCTGGGAAGAACAAGATTGGTCAGAGAATAAGTTGTTCTATGAGTATGATTTAGAGTATTTGGAAGAATTACCCACGAAGGAGAGACATAGATGAAATACTACACAGGTATTGGTTCACGACAAACACCAAAAGATATTCTAAAGTTAATGGAAGATATTGCTTATAAATTATGTGAGAAAGGTTATATTCTACGTTCTGGTGCAGCAGGTGGTGCAGACACAGCATTTGAGGATGGATCTAAGAAGTGGGGTTCTGAAACTTCAGATGGTTTTAACTGTCCTATCCTTGCACAGATTTATATTCCTTGGGCTTCATTTACAACTTACGATGAATACTATAAAGACTGGTACAAAGTGTTGGACAGAATGAGCAAGAAAGAGGAAGCCTATAAGCTAGCCTCTGAGACACACCCAGCTTGGGACAGGTGCTCTAAAGGAGCTAAGGCACTACATGCACGTAATACGTTTCAAATACTGGGGTCAAATCTTAATAATCCCTCAAGCTTTCTTATCTGCTGGGCACAGGTAGATAAACATGGTCAGTTGAAAGGTGGCACTAGGACAGCTTGGGAGTTGGCTAAGAAGCATAACGTTCCTTGTTTTAATTTGTACAATGAAGATGATAAACAACGATTGATTAAATTTGTGGAGAGCAACTGATGATAGATCATTTAGCAGAAGAAGAATTTCTAAGTACAGTGGAGATTGAAAGGTACTGGCTACACTGGGAAGACTTTGAAACAAATACAGGTAGTACGATTGACTACTTTGAAGATGTTAGTGATGCACGCCAATGCCTTAGAGGTTGTATTAAAGAAAACCCTCATGTGTATTATTACCTAGAAGACTTAGAGACAGGAGAAGAGATAACAAGCTATGACCCTAACGATTAAGGAACAAGCTGTATCCCTGCGAAAGCAGGGGTTAACATACGCACAAATATCAAGCGCCTTAGACGGCGCTGTAAGTGTTGATTGGTGTAAACGAAACCTAAAGACTGTTGAATACAAGAAAGCTGATGACCCAATACTAATTGAAATTATAGCACTTGCACTCAGACCAGAGGGTTGCACCAACTACGAATTAACTGGGATTGTAATGAAACACAACCCTGAACTGATTGATAAGAAAGGAACTTACATGAGTGCATACAAACGTAAAGCACGAGATAGGAATAAAAACTCACTCTTTCGCCCTTCGTGGATCAGTCCCACCAAAGCTTTTGAAAGCTCACAAGCTATGTACAGCATTGCAGACTCTATCTTCGAACGTATACAAGAAGCTGTACGTGATTACGCTGATATGTTCCCAGAAGTTCAGGACAAGAAAGCAATCCTAGATGAGATAGTTAAAATATCAAATGCTCACTTAGTCAAAGAAGGTTTAAGTACAAGGCTTTCAAGGTATGAGAGGGTGGTAGAGAGGTTGATTGATCGTCACTCTGATTGACTGCACTTTCATGTTCTATTAAACTAACAGTGCGGTGCACACCTACATCTTACTAGGGTGCACTTTATTTCTGATAATATTATATACGTGCGGTGGAGTGTGAAATGATTCAAGAAGAAATATGGAGAGACATTGAAGGGTATCCCGGCTACCAAGTTAGTAACATGGGACGCGTTAAGAGTTTAGTAAAGGCTTACAGACGAGAAGAAATAATCCTTAAAGGTAGCCCTAACACAACAGGTTATATTCTAGTACAGCTTTATCCTGAACCTAGAAAGCGTAAGTCACTACTTGTACATAGATTAGTCATGCTGACCTTTCAACCTAATCCTATGATGGATGAACTGGAAGTGAATCATAAAGACCTAGACACAACAAATAACAAGATGTCTAATTTAGAGTGGGTTACACAGAAGGAGAATAAAGAACACTATTGGAAGAATCCAAAGATAGGTAACAGACTTCCTACACCATCCGGTGAGACACATCACCTATCAAAGCTTACAGAAGTTCAAGTAATAGAGATTCGTAGACTGTATGCAGCTAATGAACATGGTACTAGAAAGAAACTAAGAGAAACTTATGGTGTAAGTGAGGGTTGTATTCGTAATATCCTTGATGGCTTTACTTGGAAACACCTTCTTCCAACAGTGTAAATTTCCAACCCCCTATTTTTAGGAGTCAGCTTTCATTAGTGACTCCTATTTTTCTGTGCCTAGAATATCTGAAAGCCTTTATTTATAAGGGTTCATACTTTCAAAACAACTGGATATCGATATTGGGTGCTTAACTCGTGACTACCCCGTCACCCTATCTATCACATAGCCGTTAAAATATCCAGACAATTCTATCTATCATCACTCCTAGTCTAATAGTATTAAACAACTAGCAAGTAGTCTATGCATACCTTGTGCCAAGTCACTGATCGATAGTTATTACTCATCACTGAGCGTTACCATAATTCACATTGCGTATAATCGGATATTCGTTAAATGTTACCTCATACACACTAGCTATCAATAACCTGTCATGTACCTCTAGCCACTCATACTGACCGGTGTATGTCAACCATAATAATCTGTGTTGCACAACTAGCACACTTCACTAGCTTAAGTCAATGTATTGTGAGGATTGTGTGAAAGGATTGGCTAAGAGCTGGTGGTTGGGATGGGTGGAAAGGAATCGTTACAGGGGAAGTTGGAGGGATTCGACATCAGGCTTAACATCAGAGATGTCTCGCCCATTGCTTGACAGAGGACTATTAGCCACTTATCACCAACTGAGAGTACATGTGTACACTAGAACTGATAAGGCTTAGAGGGGATTTTACAGGCTAGAGATTTGAAAGGAGATTGTGAGAGTCTTTCCAGTGACTAGGAACAACTACGTCCCACAATGTGGGACGTTATAATAACCTGCTAGGATGTTTATTCAGATTCCATTAATACACCATCAACATAGATCTTTTCAAACCTACACCATTGAGGGAAACTGTACTCTGCAAGGTCACACAAGCCTGACAGACCATCATACTTGTAAAGGGTGTATTGCTTTCCGTTGCTAATACCTATGATCATGAGAAGTTCCTGCGGATAGAATTCTTAAGGATCTTTGTACCAGCCTTGTTAGTCTTAGCATAGTAGTGGGTAGATCCATTGACAACAAAGTCAACCTCACTGTCTTGTACACGAATGATTTGAATGTGTTCTTCAAGACCTATAAGGTTAAGTTCTTTAGCAATTTGGTCTTTCATGATCTTCTTCCTAATTAATGTTTCGTTCTGATGTGTCCATTCTATCCAGATTCATCTGCCCCGTAAAGCTTTATTTTCAATTAAATACATTTATTTCAGGCACAATAAAGCCCTTCAAATGAAGGGCTAAGATGTTCTATTATACTCCGAGCGTAATTAAAGCGCTTCAAACCTAACAGGCGTATATTCTGCATACTCATCCCCCATCATAATAAACTGTTCGTACACTTCTGCACGTTCTGAATAGTCCCACATCACTAATTGAATACCATTGATAACTTTCAGGAAAGGGATGATGATTGGATTCTTTTCATAGCTCATTTCTGTTACTCCACGAGCCCCGTTAGGGGCTCTATATTAGATTATTTGGTCAGGTGATAACCTGCAAGAAAGTTACCTTTGTTTGCTGTGTTCCACTTATCAAGATCACCTTTACCGGCTTCTGCAACGATCATTCCACGGTTATTCATGTCACTGACGAAAGGGGAGAATGTTGACCCCATGATAGTCAGAAGTTCTTTCTGAGCTTCACAGCACTCGATAGCTTCTTTGTACTGATGAACTTGGAACTGAGCTACAACCACCAGCTTGCCATTGTTGTGGGAGAAGACTTGAAAGCGGTTTTGAATGGAAGTCATGATCTGTTACTCCTAGATGTGTTTCGTTCTCTGTATTAAGAGAATAGACCACTGTCAGACATTACGCAAGCTGTTTTCTAAAGAAATTTATCAATTATTTTCAATGAACCACTTTAGTGGACAACCATCTCCAAGCTCTTAGCATAGCTAGAGGCTGGATAGCCTTCCACTTCGTCTTTCCATGTTCTATGATACAGAGGCTTATTTTTAATTGGTTGGCTGTCTTGAAGAAAGATTTTGTAGAAAGCTATCAGGGAGATGATCATGGCTGTATTCCTTAATTAAACAATTCGTCAAGAAGAATGTCATCAATTGAGATAGAAGGCTTCTTACCTTTTGATACTGTGTAACCTGCTTTCTTCAGTTGATAAATAAACTGTTTAGCCTGTACAGTTGGCACCTTACCAGTGCCTTGAGTAATGTCAGACATCTCATTCCAAGCCTGTTCAGCCTCTTTAGTGTTAGGAATGAACATGGTGAACAAGCCTTGATCAAAGTAGGAGAAGTCTTTGGTTTGAGTAGTCATTTTCTGTGTCCCTGTGTGTTTTGTTTCATTAGGGTAATTCTAGACCCTGTACAAATCTTTTGCAAACATTATTTTGATTTATTACTCAGCAATGTAGCAATCAGATTCTTTATATCCTTTCTTACCCATATACTTACGTTCAAGCTTAGCACATTGGTCAAAGGCTTCATTCTCTTCTTGTTGTGTGCTAACAGACCAAGAGGCTGGCTGATAGGCATCACAGACATTAGGAGATGAACACAAAGCGACGTACAAGAGAATGGTATACATGAGAATCTTCCTTATTTGAGAATGTATCAATCTTGGTTGAGTCTTACACTAATACAAAACCATAAAAACTATGCTCCAACCTCATCCCATGAATCTTTGCCACTTGCTTGTAGAACATCATAGCATCATTACTACGGATTGCAACAGGGATTTTATGAGACATTGCAAACAGCTTGATGATGGTTTTCATGGTCTTGACCCTGTTTGTTTGGAAGAGCTTTCCCTTCCTTCTGTTTATAGTTTAGCAGACTGAGGGTGTAGGTCAAGGAATAATTTCACTTATTTTCAGACAAAAGAAAACCCTCCGAAGAGGGCTATATTCTCAACCCTTAAGCATTCTTTTATAAGTCTCTTTACAAACCTCTTCAGCCACCATCGAGTGTTGTGCAGCGTTCTCATAGGTGCTTATGTTACCTGATTGGCTCCAGTTGCAGTGTCTATTAGCTATGCGGTTAGCCTGTTTACGTTGCCTCCAAGCCTCCTTGTTGATAGCTTTGGCGTGCTCAATAGGCATGTTAGCAATGATTTCTTTTGCTTTGTCACTCAGGAAGGGAACACCAAGACCGATGAAAGTCAATTCAAGAGTCAGGAAACTGTAGGTGTTTTTCATGTCATTTCTCATGGCTTCAATCTCTATGTGGTTTTTGTTTCAGTAATTAAACTATAAACCAAGGACATTAATTTAGCAATACCCGTTCGTCAACTCCTTCAGTCCTGTCCGATACCACTATAATAATCATTCCCTGTTCTTTTGCTCCAAGCGTCTTCAGCAGTGTACTCGGAGAGTGTGTTTTCGATAGAGTCCCAAGAAGCACAAGCGTTATTGAGCTTGTATAGTTTATTCGTTTTCCTGTCAAGCTTATAAGCATCATCGTAAGGTTGTCTAGCGACTGCGTAGGACTTCACAACAGAGAACCAGACTGTATTATCCTCAACATATGTGCATTCAAGAAGAATTGATTCATAGTAGTCGGCTTGGAGCTTGTATTTGGTGCCCTCTTTAAATTGGATAGTCATCAGGCAGCCTCTACAAGGTATTCTGTACGATCACTAGGATCTTCGTTCAACCAAGCAATGACTTTGTGTGCGTCTTCAAGTGTAGGACATGTGCCAGCCGCTGTCTTATCACTTTGAAACCCAACACCACTTAACCAATTATCTTCGTCTGGGAGATTCACCAGATACATTTTCTTACCTTGATGGTTACTGATAAAATAAATTGTGTATTCCATCACTCCTCTCTCCAATTCCGCTTAGCCTTACGTTGTTCACTATAAGAATTTTTGTGCTTACTCTTATAGCCATCTTCTTCATACTGTTTAGCTGAAGAACGTTTTGTTAGCTTTTGGAATGTATCTGCTGTGTTGTGATTCATATTAGCGGCTCACTTCAACAGTTGCTTGAGGATACATTGTACAGGCATTAAGATACTTGCTGACGAACTTGACAAGACCTTCATAACTGCCCCAACCATTTTCAGGGTTGAATGTCTTATAGTGGTCTTCATTACACACCAACTCTAGCAGACCTTCTTTCAGGAATGGAATCATTTGTTCTGCTGTTTCAAAATCGTTTGCATCAGGGTGCCACAACACTTTGTAAAGACCAGCAGCGTCAGCCATCTTATTTAAGTTGTGAGTGACATTGTAATCAAAAACAACACCATCTTCTTTGGTACTGAGATATACATCTAAGCTCATTTCCCTTCTCCATTAACAATCACATTCCACAAACCAAATTCTTTAAACACCTTGAACGATGTGTGACCTTGTGCTACTAGGTCTTCTACGGTGAGTAGAGCGGAGCTTAATGTGACGTGTTGAGTGCCCATACTAGACTTCCTTTAAGGTTTTAATGTAAGCCTTCGCTTTGTTGTGCCACTTTACCAACGTTCTGATCACCTGTAAAGTCTTTTGCAGTGGTAATTTCAAGCTATTTGAGGCTGGTAGGTCATCAACCCATGTGCTGGTGTGGACAGTAGAGGTAGCTCTTGAATTAACCACATAAACTGCCTCATCTTCTAGGTATTCTTCCGGCATTTCATCATCAAAGCGTGTAGGTTTGACCGATATTGCACGCTTATATAAGACTTCTTGTCTCTGAAGCTTGGCAACCAGTACGTCACGCAATACTGAATACTCGGAAATTGACATGTCTGTTGTTTTGTATTCAGTCTCAAGCTCCACCATTTGCGACTGAAGAGTCTGCAAGCGTTTGAACTGAGGTAAGATCTTATCTTTGATGCTTACTTTGGAAGCCTTAGGTGTTAAGTCGTTGTCGCCGTATTTTGCGACGTTGGCATTTCCCGAGGCTGTAAAATGAGGAACCTCACGGGAAGCGCCATTACGATGACCCATAAGCATTTCGCCGCTGTACTGGTACTCATCCGCATTGTTCCAACTTCCCACTAGGTACTGTCTCATCTCATTCACCTTACAATCTTACTGTTTCAATCCCAAGCTGAGCATCTGTCTTCAGCTTCCATGCTTTAGATAGTAGCGCATCCGCAACCCTCGAGTCAAAGAATTTTTCTTCAGAATACCTATTGACAGATGAGAAGATTTTGTCTGCCTTTGCTTCTTGCCAAGCTTTATGGGCTTCCTGTGGAGTAACGTAAAATCCTAGGTTCTTCTTGTCAATCTCGGATGTAAAAGGCTTCCTCAACGGGTTAACCATGTTTGGTCCCTGTTTCTGGTAATAGACACCAACAGGATAACCATTCAAAACATTCTTAGTATGCACTAATAAATTGTTAATATATTTAGGCACAAACACACATGTTTCTGGACTATAGCATTTATTACCATAAACTAGAATGTCTTTATCTAGGTCTAATCCTTCTGTCCAATTGTCATCAAAGAACTTAGCAAACACTTGGAAGTTGTGCCACGCTTCACAAACATAAGTCCCTAATGCACCATATCTAAGATACTCGGTGTTGGCTAACTGATAGCACCTCCCCATCATTGAATTCCAGCGACTGTACTCTGGTGTAGCTTTGTATTTTGTGCCACAAGCCCTCACAATGTCCGATGTTGTCTTATATGGACCTTCCCCAAGATATCCAACACCATATTTGCTCGGGAAGTAGGGGTCAGTCATTGAACCTTCAACAAGGTAATCTTTTCGAACACTTTTAGTGTAGCCGGTCACCAGAAATTTAACAGTGTACCAACGAGGTTTGTCCTGACTGACAACCTCAAAACTACCTTGATCTGTCTTGCCAATGGCTCCGATATCTGTTGAGTTACAGTATTTGATGCGTTTCTTCTTCACACTCTTTCCTCACAATAGAAAATGCCCGAGTTAACGGGCGATGTTTACAACGGTTTTACCCTAAAGCTTTCTTGCAACTGACCCACAAGTCGTACACCTCACACTGCCACTACAAAGCATCATCAGCACGTATACAGGCGCGAATAACAGGCCCGTAAGCAACGTCAACACCAACCCAACAAAATGACCGCCACCGGATAACCCAGACTTAATACCTACACGGTTAGCCTTGCAAGCCTTACAGAAACACATCACTTGACTACTCATCCTATCACCTCAATCAATTCAGTTGTATACCAATTCTGTAGCCACTGGCCCACACCATCATCAAAAAGTATAGTGGCTGTTTCATTGTCCTGCCCTACGTTGTTAAAAGTTATCTCTCTAACCTCACAAGCTGATTTGAACTTGCTGCCACCTACATGAGTGAATACTTTGTCACCGACTGAAAGCTGACCTATAAGCTTTTTCACTAGACACCGAAGCGATTAGTCAACATGCGATCACGAGTGGCATTGCTTGCCGAAGCACCGTAGTGAGTCTTGGAAGACAAAGCTGCATAAGCGGCTACAGCTTGTTCGTTAGAGAGGATGCCGGCTTTGAGGGCTGCTTCTACACGGGCTTTGAGTTGGGACATGTTCATGGCTGTTGCTCCTGTTCGTTTAGAAGCTTTCTGCTTCCTATGTCTTAGAGTTTAGGGTAGCTAGAAAGCTCTGTCAACACCTATTTATAAATTAATTTAGCAGAGAGCAAATCATTAGCCCACTCGTACATCTCACCTACACCAAACGCATAGGACAGGGCAATCTTTGTACGGTGTGAGCTGTTTGGGTATACGTTGTCACACACCATTGAATTGATAGTGTCACGGTAGGACTGCTTGAAGCGTTTAGAGTTTTTCATTTTGGAACCCTTTTGTGTTTGGTTTGTATGTACCAATCTTAGGACAAGAAAAAGCCCCAGTCAAGGGGCTTGGTGTAAATCTTTCCACTTATTCGCTAGGCTTTAAAATCTTCTTGCAGCTCTCAGAGATAACGAGCAGCTTAGAACGATTCTCAATGTTGCTCTGGCTAATCACTTCGGTAAGCTCTACGATACCCTCAACCACTTCAACAAATTTCTCTAGCTGAGCCTTTAACCGCGAGATTTCAAGGTCCTGCAATTGAAACAGCTCATTCATTAACTCAATACGTTCTTGTGTGTCATCTGTGTTAGGAATGTTTATAGGTACACCATCAACAGATTCCTTAGCCACCAACTCTGTGACCTCATAGTCGTCATTGTCAACAGCCCAATCTGGCACAGAGTCCATCACATACTCACGACCATCACGAGTAATCAAGTATTTGATAATCATGACTTAATTCTCCCTGCGAATTGTTTTAAACGCATCGCTGAGCAGCTTCTTGGTGCGAATCTTGCCGTCCTTGAGGCGGAAAACTCTGTAGCCTTGATTCCTATCGAGCTTAGTGATTGTCCCTAAGAACATGCCCGTATCATCGTTGAAAACCCTACGAACTTTACTACCATTGATAGGACTAAATGAACCGCGGGCTTGATTAATGGTTGTCATTTCATTCACCTTAAGATTTAAGATACTTAACACAAGGAACCATTTCCTTGTGCTTTGTCTCCGTGGTCGTCAGATGGCTACTTCTTAACAGCCGTCTCTTGAATCTCCTTGTATGATTCAAAGGATAGCGAATGTCTTACACGAATGCAAGCAAATTTTGAAATTATTTTTCAGTCATTGTAGATCAGGTTGTTCTCGACTAAAATCTCCTCTATTTTTCCGAGGGTTACGTAATATCGCTTGTCCTCGTCACTCCCGAATGCTGTATCATCAGCCGACCAAAGGTGTTCGTCCAAGAAAGCTTCAAGCTCTTCTTTACCTTCCCTGTAAGCGTTTGTTGCATCAAGCACAGCTTCGGAAAAGGAGTAGCCATCCATGAAGCTGTCGAGGCAATCTTTAATGGTAAGAAATTTCATTCTAAATCCCCTATGTGTGTTGTGGTATTACGTTGTTGTGTAACGCTGTTGACTCATTCTTGTAAGGCTAATGTGACATGTGATCCAATGTGAAAGCAATAGCCTTATGAAAATAAATTCTAGCCAAGGAATGCGTGCTCCCTCCATTGAACATATCTATTGATCCCCTTATACAAATAGCTTTTCTCTTTGTATAATTTAATGGCTTTCGGAATCAATACACGTTGTGTAAAGCTTTGCCCAGAAGCAATTTCATAAATACTTCCGGCAGTATGCAGCAGAGCAAGTTGTAGGTTATTCATTTTGTCACCTCCAAGGATATTGACTAAGAAATGTTCTAAGTGGCGCTCAAATTGTTTGTTCATTTGTTTAATTCCACTCCAAAACACTATTCTTCAATGTCTGCATCAATTCTTTGTAATCCATTTCACCGGGCTCTTGATATTTCTTCAAAGACTCCTCCAACCACAAAGCTTCCACACCATCACATTCTATAAAATCCACAAGAGGAGTGTCTAGAATGTAGGCGTGTCCTTCGTTTGTGTAGATGATTTGTCCTGTAAGTCTGCACACAAAATCTTCATTAGCTTCAATGATGGCTTCGATGATATCAGAGAGTTGTGTTCTGATAAGAGTTTACTTTGGAGGACTACTTTCTCTCCGATGCTAAAGAGATGGTTCATCTTCTTTTACCTTTAGTAGTGTTTTCTGGGTTATATTGCCAATCAAATAACCGGAAATGATAATTCCTGTCAAGTTCTGCACCATATCTACAGGCACTTTCCCAAACCAAAGGAATACGAACAGAATGATTTGTACAGAACAACACAACCAAAACTTGCGGGACATAAATTTATCGTTCATTTTCACTCTCAAGACTAAATTCACTACCGTCTTTACAGTGGACACTTGATCCTATTCTTTTAGAGTTAATCATATAAAGACCTTCGTGTTGCTTGCACAGTTCTTGTCCAGTTGTTATAGATTTAATATTAACTTCATGTTCGCTTGTGAAATTACCTATAGCACCACCGACAGCAAGTATTACTCCAAGGAACAGCAAAGCTCCAAATCCTTCCATCTCAATATTCCTCCACATTAATAAATCGACTAGCCTCAGCCATGAATTCGTCATTCGATAGTAGCTCTTTAACAAACCTAGCACAAGCTTTATCGTAAGAGAATCTGGCTTGCTTAAGCTCTTCACGGCATAATATGTACTCAAGGCTATTATCTAGCGAACTTTTCGACTTTGTATAGGCATTTTCTGCCTGCTGGAGCCGTTCTAGGAGTTCGGTAAGGTGGTTCATAGGGTTTGTCCTTTCTTCAATTCCTGTACTGTTTTATAAAGGATTGAACTGCAATGTTCGCAGATGTCTTTATGCTCATCTAATCCACCATACCAGACTTCAGTTGTAATTGATAGACAAGCTGTATTTCTACTCTCTGTAACTTCCCACGGAACCATATCCTTTGTGCAGATGTCACAAGTGTAGGCGATAATCTTTTGTTCCTTTTTCATTTCTCAAGACCTTTCAGGATAAATTCAAGTTCGATGTATTTAGTCATAAGATCATCATAATCGTAAAGCATTGAAAGTACAAGGCCGTCTCCAGTCAGATCACGCCACTCTTCACCATAACGAAGAGCCTTGAAGTTTGTGCCATTCTCTTCTTGAACTGTATATTTACCGTTATTGAATTCGTATTTCATTTCACCAACCCCTTTGCAAATTCCATCGCATCACTCACATTTCCAAATGTCTTAGTGATGTTGTTACCAGTTTTAACTTGACCAGTTGCATCCTTGCAACACACAGTCCATTGATTATCACGTTTGAATGGGAGAATTCCCAATCCGTTCATGGTCATTAGTTGGGCTGAATTACTCATTTAGTTTCATCCTTTAAGATTGCAAGGTCAATGAGACGAACAAGTTCTGTGCTAGCAGTCAGTGGATCAGCCTGTGCTGAAAAGAAGTCTAACCACTCTTCAGTAAGTTCTTTAAAAGAATAGCCACTAGCTTTAATAAATTGTTCCCAACGATTCGCGTTCTGAATCTGTTCAGCGGATGGACGCTTTGTTACTGATACACGCTTAGTTTTTACTGACATTATCTTTCTCCCTTACCAATCAATATTAATGGTGTAATCACCAGCTTCAATCAGACCTTTTTCGTGTAAGTCGTTTGCAATCATTTGAACATCTGGATAAAAGTTACGTTCCCACCAAAGAGTAAGGCTGCCGATCCCATTATCCCAATCAGGGCGTAGCACATTCAAAAGTTGTTTTGGGTTGCGATCAAGCCAAGCTTTAAAACTGACGCCCATATCTTTGTGGTTAACGATTTCAGGAACTGTGTCTTTCTCATAATCATAAGCTTCATCCGGAATTGTAATCTTAACACGTTGACGCTCTTTACAACCATCTTGTTGTTGGAAGCTGTAAGGCTTGCCATAAGTGTCAATTACTAGTTGATCCCAATCACCAACGTCAATGACCTGTTCTGTTCGTGTGCTGATCTTCATAACATTCTCTCCTAAATTCCTGTGATGTATACGGCGTTTTAACGCCCTCTCTTTGATATCCGTATTGTCTCTGTTTTGGTACAGCGTGTCAAGCTTTCTCTTGAGAATTATCTACAAACCACTTACATCCGTTGTTCGGATCTTTGCAAGCTACACACATCACGAGGAAGGCTTGGTACTTTGGCAGAGATTCCTGTGTGAATCTTGTGCAGGATAAGCGTCTGTCACAATCTGTACCGAGGCATTTTACTAGGTTTGTCACACTCTAACCTCTTCGGAAATCTCACTAAGAAGTTTAGGATAACCTCCGTGATACTCAACCACCTTTTCTGTGTAATCCTCATTCACTTCAAAAGATTTAGCCTCTTGAATATGGTGATTGTTGATCAAGTCAAAGATATCATGTGTAGGAATGCTGTGAGCTTCACAATACAGATCATTGTCAAGATACAAGCCCTCCCAATCACCTGAGCTGCACTTAACGAGAGTGATGTTTTTATATGTGATCATTCTTCATCCTCATACAAAATCTTATAATCCCAATAACAAGTAAGTTTAGGATCACCCAGTTCATTATACGTATCCTCCCAACGCAAAGGATAAATTTCTATTACTGGAATACTGTCCAGATAATATGTCTCAACCTTAGCATGATTAACAATACACTGCAATCTTCCTTTGTAATTTACAAGACTTCCTTTAAGTAATGGCAAGAAAGCTGAATCAATCAGCTTGTCTTTTTGCCTACTTAGTTGATCAACGTATTGTTGCCGCCTATCTAGGATGTCAATTTTTGGTTTGTAGTCTGGTAAAAATGGCTTGAAAGACATTAGTATCCCTCATCTTCAGATTCATAGCGATGCTTGTCGTAGTCAGCTTGCATAATTCCCACACAACGTCTATCACCACAAGTTGTACAAGAAGTATTACCAAACCATGTTGTAGCCTCTTTCCCACAACCTGCATCACATTTGTTTGTGACTGGAATTGAGTGAAATGCTTTATACCATTCTTTGTTCTCACGAAGGGATTCGTCAAGGGTTGCCATCAAACATACTCCACTTTTTCTGTCATCACTTGAGTGACTTTACGTGTCAAATCAGTTTCACCAACATCGACATTTGACCAACCCCAATCATAACTTGCTGTAAAGCTGACATCACGATAAATGTCCATCTCTTTATGTTTCATGTAAAAACAAACAAGAGTGTCACGTTTGTGTGATTCTTCGGTTCGATCAATTTGATTGTCTGCATCAAAGTTATTTTCAATGCACCAGTCTTCAAATTCACTGTATGTTTCAAAGTATATGCTCATTTACCAATCTCCTCTGCAATTTTATCAAGTATAAACACTAAAGCGAATCCTCCGCCCATTATTATCATAATTGTCAATATAATTAGGAGTTTTGTGATCATTTTTCAACCATTCCTTCAAGGATTGCGTACTTCAGTTTGTATTCTGGTTTCATTTAATGATCTCCTTAATCTTATCTGCATCAAGATGATGCCCTAAATCAATCCACTCTGCATAGGAATAAAGCACAGTACTGCCGTGTGGATACTTCTCACCCGGATGTTGTGCAAGCCATTCATCATAGTGCTCATCAAACGTCTGAGGATTCAATACTTCCAACGTGACTTGCATAGGACCACCGCTGTAGCTGTCTCCCTCAATTTCTAGATTGGCTTTATATTCTTCAAGGAGGCTTGAGAGTTTTGTTAGAAATTCTTTTGTGTGATTGTTCATTTAGTATTCTCCTAAAAATAAACTGTGTCTGGATGAACCTCAAATCCATCATAATAAGAATCTACGGAACGAATATACTCTCTCAACTCTTGTTCGTTCTCTATCAGAGGACAAGAGAAATTAGATTCATAGGCACCATCTGTGTTAAATCTTTCTTCTTTCCAGATATGCACTTCAGAACTTGAATTTGAGCAACACCCCACAACCCCACAACCCTCTGTCCAACTGTAATATTCATAGAGGATGATATATTTCATTTCCCATCTCCTGTAATTGGACCAAACGATTCAAACCCACCAACACCTAAAACACAGTCCAAGTAATCTGCTTTCTTAAACTCTTTCATTCCCTATACCTCCGCAATTCATTAACCAAAACATAACATTTACCGGTAGTTTTCTCCACACCAATCACGCAGATGTGTTCACCCTTACCTAGCTCATCAGGAACACTTCCGACCTTAATCAGTAGCTCTTTTCCCGCCAAGTCTTCCCATTTGAAGATGGAATTGGATAGGGTTTCTTTGGTGAATAATGGATTCATTTGTCAATAGGACCATACTGTTCAAAACCACCGACACCTAAAACACAATCGAGGTAATCGCTACCTGTTCCTGTGTATGTATATTCCGAGCCGTTCTGAGCCACTTGTTGTGCAGCTAACCAACCCATCCACTTCTGATTGAAATTACCAATAGCTTCAAGAGGATATTTGAAACGATAATCCTTGTGTTCATAATACATTTGCAATTCGTTATCCCAGAAGAAGCCTTCTGGTTTCTGGAAGAATTGTTCAAAGGCTTTTCTGTTCATTTCAGATTAACTCCAACAACTCTATAGCTGCGTTTATGGCTATCATATTCAAATCCATATTGTTCTGCCATTAAGTCACGTTCAATATTAGCTTGATCAAGATCATAGTAGGCGTCAAGTAGTTTGATATTGTGTCCGTCACAATCATCCCAAAACATTTCTTCCAGTACGTAGATTTTCATTTCAAATCTCCAATGTCTCTGCCTTCATACTTCTCATACCCTGTCACATCAGGCTTCTCTTTCATAGATTGTTTAACAACCCACAACAGAATCTCCATAGCCATCTCTTGCTGATCACTGAACTCATATTGACCGAAGTATTTATATTCAGTCTGTTCAATAGCCCATTGTATCTCTTCCACACTGAAATGTATAGGAGCCTTTTGCTCAGCACTCCAAGATGTACGTTCCATGTAGAATTGATTGTATGTCCAACTATCGAAAATCATTTAAATTTCTCCTGTGTTAATCACATGATGCCTGTACTCTTTAGCTAACTTTAGTACATCCTCATCACTCAGACTGTGAAGGTTAGAACTCCCATCACCCCAATCTGAAAACTCTTCCTTGACAATGTCGATATCATGCTCTCGACTAAGATATTGTAGAAAACCTAGTAAGTAATCAACTCTCATTTCAACTCCTCAATCTCTTCATTCAACATCTTAATACGCCATTGGCTGTGATCCACATCCCGCACTAACTGGTCACGTTCAGCAGTAATCTTCTTAAGAATAGCTGCTTTGCTAGGCTGAGCACCCTTATCAATTGCATAATGTTTGTAGCAACGACTTTGGCGACTAAGATTGTAAACCTTATCATAATCTTGAATGTAGTATTCACTGATCCATTCAATCTCTTTCAAGTTGCAGACAAATTCTAGATCAACACGTTCAACATCTACGATCTTAACTTCATTTCCAATATACTCACAACCATAATGTGCCCAGTAAGTATCGATCAGATAAGTTACACCATCACGAACTGTAGCAAAGCACTGGTTATCCATGCACCAATAAGCTGTACCATTGGGGCTCCTTGCACGATAAGCATCATCGTCTTTGTAGTACCAGCGGAATACATCACCGTCTTTAATTTCAATCATTTCAAAAATACCCCTAGTGGCGACTCTATCACTGCCCAATGAGTAACATCTAGCTTTGCCATCTCATCCATCTCATCGAAGAAATGTTCATTCTCAATACGAGCTACAAGGTATAGAGGCCAGCTATCCTTAATGTGGCGTACAAGGTATTCACCAGTCCAGTCAGGAATACCATCTGTTTCAATGTTTTTCCAGTTCATTTTTATACCCACTCCGGTTGATTTCTATTTGTCCACTGTACCTTAATCGGTCTCTCCCTGCAACCCCACTCACGGAATTTCTCACGAAGATAGGCTTTGTAAGCAATCGTCTGATCAAAAATCCCCAAGCGCTTATACTCATCATCCATACACATAGCGAATGGGTCAAGCTCAGCTTTCTTGATATTGCATGGCAGCTTATCTAGCACACTTAGTAGCTCAGATGTCTTATGAATCTTTCCTGTGCGGAATGTGTATTCTGAGCAGAGGGCTTTGAAGTGAGCATAAAGCCATTGGTAGTTAGCTGAGGTTGAGCGGGTCCAGATATTTGACGGGTGGTTTTGATGACTAGGTTTGTAACCAACTTGTGAGCCGTCTAGAACAAAGTGTGCTGTTGACAATAATTGTGCTACCTCAACGCAGAGCTTCCTCAGATGGACATCACAGTGGTCTTGTGCTGATTTGATTGGGCAAATGTTGGTGACAAAGATATTCATGAAAGTCTTCTATGTGAGTGGCTGATGTGAGAATCATACAGGCAAAAGAAAAGGCCGTCAAGCGGCCTGTGAGGTTATTTCTCAAACTCCTTCCTCAATGCTTCATACTGAAGACGACGCTCTGTCTTTTCTTTATCTTCCTTTTCCATACTCTTTGTAACTACTTCTGCATACTTCTGTTGCCACTCTAGGAGGTCTTCTTCCTCATTCTGAATACGAGAATCTAGCTCTTCATCAGTTTCATAGCGAGTGTATTCCACCTCATAGTGACAGTCTTCATATCCTGTCCACTCGTAGTTGAGACTCCAAGACTTGAATTTACAGTATTTATCTTTCAAGTCTTTTAGGTATGCAGTAAGTTCTTCGTAGTCACCACAAGGCCATTCTACTTCGTCTGTGAAATAGAGGATTTTGTAAGCACGGTTTACGACTGGTGGTTTATTGATATCGAATGTCATTTAAATCCCTCAATATAATCAAACATTTCTGAATAGGTTGGACGTTCCCAAATCAGTTCAATCTCACTTTCCAAGTCGAGCATACCAGATAAATTCTTTACAGTGTACACTTTCATAACATCAGAATCTGGATAGCTCTTGCTGAGAAGATCTTCTGTAAGTTCACAGCTATTGTAGCAACTTGTTGAGTAGAGGAGAATCTCTGAACGAGTGTCTGTCAAGACAACATACATTACACCATTACGAAGCTCTACTCTGTCACCACTCTTCAGCATGGATTTTGTGAATCGTTTCATTATTTCTTCCCCATGTAAGGAATCAACACAAATCGTGTGCCCTTCCCTGCTGGAGTCCGATGACTGTACACAGTATCTTGCTCAAGAAAGAACTGGCGAGCATCTTGAACAGTTTCAAACTCCAAATGAGTGATACCTTTAAAACCTCGACCCCACTCATCATCAATGTTCTGTGCTTCACGATCAACCAGTACCAAACTTACAAATTTACCACTCATTTTCAACTCTCCTTAAACAATAATTTTATATTCTTGAACTACACCAAACTCATCCCTATAACCTACACCAACAGGAACAGGTACGTCAACCTGAAATAGTTTACGGAAACTTTCACCCATTGCAGTTTCCAAGACTCGCTGATACTGCTGCTCTACTATGAATGAGTCGTGGACAGGAAGGCAAGGAATATTTTTACTAGACATTACATCCAGAACACAGGCAGCTAGCTCGCTGTCATAATTCTGTAGCACGCTGCCATAGCCATCACCATTACAGAAAACATTCTCAAATTCAGGATAGGCTTTCTTCACTCGGTTGAAAACTTCTGTACCTGTCTTAAGTGGGAGGTCTTGTTTTCCATTGAATTTGAAATTAATTTCTTTCTGGATTGCAGCAATAGCATTATCACTATCAAGTGAATTCAACATGATGTTTACAGCGAGCTTGACAATTGCACGATTAGAGTCTGTCTTTTCATGCTGTTCAAGGATACCCATGTACACATCAGATGCAACATTGTCCAGATTGATATGTTCACGAACTGCGGCTATACGAAAGTGCAAATTACCATAGTCCACCTCAACTACAGGGTTTCCGTTGATAGTGATATCATATCGACCTAGACGACCTTCACTGTGTGGCAATCGTAGGACATCTGCACGATAGAAACGACCACCATGCCCAAAATCATTATTGAATACCCGACAATAGAAGTTGTTCAATACATTTCCAAACTTATCGCGTACTGTGCAGATGTCATTCAGTAGATTGATCTTCTTAACTACAGCTTCAAGTCGTTGTGTTTGCTTTGTATTACGGAAAGGAACAGGTTCTTTATCCTCATTACGAAGTTCAATGTAAGCGTAGGCTTCTTGGTATGCAAGCTCAGCCATACGCTGGACTTCTGTTGAATCACAGAATTCTTCTACGAATTTCAGTGTGGGGACGATATAACTCACTTTACGTTCATCCTTTTCTTTAGATGGTGGTGCAATAAAGTTGACAATATACTCTTGTTGCTCAAGCCAGTCAACCACTTTCTTTACTTTGTACACCGTAATCTTCTTCTTGTTCTTGCATTTCTCTGCTGTATTGCGGGAATACACAAGCTTTCTATTCTTACGAATACAAGAAATAAGGTTATAGATGATACAAGCTAAGGTGTTATATTCCTTATACTCTAATCTCTTAACCTTCTCAGATACATCTCTCTTGATAGCAATATCGTATACAAGCAACCTAGTATTGATTACATTATATACCATCTTATTGTTAGCTGTTACCTCATATTTATCCTCGTCTATCTTGTAGGTATTCCATTCTTCCTCTACATCCATACATCATCTCTCTATATAAAGAAACACATTGACAAATAAATGCCCTCAAGGCCACGTCCCATAAGGGCTGTAGCCATTTTTGATGGAATTTGAATTTCAAAAGTCAAGCACTGTCACTCAAATTCATAAGTGAATTGTCTCATATCTCAGACTTCAGGTGCAAGTAAATTTATCTTTTGTTTGGGATGTTTAGAGAATATGTGTCTTTTCTTTCATACTGTCACCCACCCATCCATACGCACAGAGTACTCAACAAGTGTCATGTTATCACGAATCAACATCTTAGGCCATTCTGTGTCCAAGACTGTGAAGGTTGATCGATTAGTGTAGAACACCTTTCGTTCCTCCCAACTTGGTACACGCTTGTTTCGTGCAAAGATAAATACATCAAAGAATTCAAAATCAGACAGGCTGAAATTCTGATTCATTCGTACTGTCTCACCAACATTAAAATCCGACATCAATCTTCTCCCTTCCATACCACATCAAACCTAGGCTTGCCCTCTAGCGAGGGCTTACACACATCAGACAGCTTCCTGACATACGTATCATAATCCATAAAGTTCCCTACCATGAAGAACACCCCTTGATCATTCATGACAAGCATCTCCTTCTCACGTAGCTTAAGCTTCTGTCCTGTTGATGTGTCGATTATTTTGAATTTCTTTTTCATTTGATTTCTTTCCCAACAGCTTTACGGACACGTTCTTCTGCTGCTTTCATAGCATCACTAAACGAATAGCCTTTATACGTAGCAATAAATTCAGCTTCATCACGTACAGCCTGCCACTCTTCTGCGGTAAGGTTACGGTCTTTGGTTTCCAGTTTCATGATACTCTCCTCATTGGTTGATGTGCCTAGGATAACGTCATCAGCTTATGCTGTCAACACAATTTCGAAAAATCCTCTGACATATGCTAAATGAACGTACCAAAGGAATATGCCCAAGGAGGTTTTCCCTGAATTGATAGCCTAGAGAATATTTTTAAATCATTGCGTAATTTGTAAAATTACCCTTGACAGAGGGCTGGTGAGGGGTAAGATTGGTGTATCTGAAGTGAACCAATAATGTTAGGAGAAATGTATGGACGATTACGAGGATGATTGTTACAATCCAGATGAATGTCAGCACGGAGTCTACTATAAAGAGTATTGCGAAGACTGTGAAAAAGCTGACAAGGTCTATGAGAAGGTACAAGAGCAGAAAGATTTTGATTACTGGCACCCTTGAGCACCACAACTACAGCTTGGACAAGACAGTGGAAGATCTTAGGGAGCAAACGGAAAATGATCACTAAAATATACATTCTGGATGAAAATAATAAATTCCTTGATCGGAAAATCAAGATGGAGGACGGTAAAGAATACGTCTTACACAAAAGGATGAAAGCTTTCCTGAAGGACTTGCCAATACAGCACCACGGCGAGTACACTGTCATCCAGAAGAAGATTTCCTACTACACAGTTAAATAAATTATTGGAGCATAACAAAATGAGCATTGCAGACGTAAACCTTGAGTTGATGGCTACAGGCTACTGCTATAAAGAGTTCGAAAAGGCAGCTTGTGCTAACAGTGCCTCAGACCGTGACGAGTGCATGGTTCTCCAAGATCACTTGACAACCCTCCGTAATCAGCTTAATATTCTGAATTATGAACTGGAAAAGCAAATCAAGGAGTTGAGCAAATGACCAGTTGGGAAGTCAGAGAGCTACACGAATGGCACAGACCTTACCGCTTTGCTGTGCACAAAGACAGGATGATTGTAGCTAGGTTTGAAGGTGATGTTGAAGCTTATAAATTCATGAACGCTGCAAAAATGGATGAGGAAGAGGATGCTTTGGTGAGAACCATCTGCGAGAATTTCGGTTCTACCGGTAAATTGGAGGTTTTCAAATGAAGACTTGGAGAGTAAGGGACTGGGGTTGGAAATACTCTGTATATAAGGAAGACCAGATTGTTGCAGAATTTGAAGACATTGAAGCTGCCTACAGGTTCATGAACGACAGAGTACAGAAGACCGGATTGTATTGTGATAAATGCTGCACACATCTGATGGTTAAGGGTGTCTGCACAATTTTCTGTCCTAATAAGGAGTGTGGACATGTGGATTAGAATGCTATGCGTAGCCCTACTGAGTTTTGTAATATTTTATTTGGTGGCTTATGCGTACATACGTCCTGTGCTGATCGAACACAATGCAGAGTACACCAAAAAGATGGAGGGTCTTGCAAAATGAATCATTGGAAATTCAAGAATCTTAAAAAGAACAGGCGTGTTAAGCTTTGTCTAGGGCTTCTTCTGTCCACCATCAGCGTCTTCATACTGGCCTATTTAGTAGACAGGGTGTTAGGATGAAATACGAAATCAGAGATCTTGATAAGTGGTACAGGCCGTGGAGATACGGCGTCTACGAAAATGGTACCCTACTGATGCAGTTCATAGAATACGGTGATGCTTGTGCATACCTAATTAGTTTGGAGGCTGGGCAGCAATGAAAACAATTATCCACGTTAATCAACATGTCATCAAGGCTAACGCTAAGAATGGGGAGAACAACCCAACACTGACAGTCAAGACATACAAGTCAAATGACTATGCACACGAGGTCTTTATTGACGGACCCAGTAAGGTTGTGTATAGTCCTGATAAACCTCTGAGCTGTGGTGCCAAGGTCTGGATTGAAACAGAGAGCGCTGTTACTCTTGATCTTGGTGAAAACAATTTCCTGATGCTGTGACTGGCTCGCTTATTCTTAAGCTATCTAAGCAAATAAATTTGAATAATTATTAATGTAATGCTATGCAGCGAAGGCTATTTGAAGAATAGTGGCTGTGGGAGAGATGGGATGAAAGAACAATATGGTTTGAAAGAGTACAAGGCATTGCTTGAGAAAGCTTTCAAGGACTATGAAGATCCTATGCAATGTCCTTTTGGTATGGACCCTTACACAGACGGTGTTCTCTATCGGCACAGTAAGCGGGAAATTCTTCAGTGGTGCTTGGAAATGTTGCCGGAGGTTGAATGATGAATCTGCACAATAAGATTATGAATATTCCTGTACCAAGTGACTTTGACTATGCAGACTTCCCTAACAAGGTATATGCTTATAAATCTGGACATCGTGATGCACGCCATGCGGCTGCTGAATTGTCTTTGAAGGCTGAAACAAAACTTGAGGAAGCTATGCAACTACTCTTAAATGTAGTCAACCCATTTGCATCGAAGATGACGGTCCAAGAGCTGCACACAGAAATTCTTAAATTCCTTCAGGAGAATAAATAATGGCTAATCTAGAAGGCTGGAAACCAAAGCTTGAATGGAAGAAAGAAGGGCATAACTTCCTAGTGTCAGTCTCTAAGCACATTGGATATGGTGGTGAGAACAAATGGTGTGTCTATTTGTACGTCTATCCTAAACATCCAGCATTTGCACGATTCAACCGAGACGGCTCAATGTGGGATCAACCCCACTTTGATTGCCACTCGTATGTTAGCTATTTCAATGCTCATATTGCTTTCAAGACAGGTGAAGTGTGTAGCTACCAGCTTGGTTGGGATTACAATCATGATGGTGACAGCTATTATTCAAGTATTGATAGTGTTGACGAAGCGGGAAGCATTTTTTATGATGCGGAGCGATTGTTTGAGCAGGCTATGGGTTGGTATGAGGAGGCAGCATGAGCGAGTTAATTTTCTTCGGGCTGGGTATTTTCATTGGTGTGATTTCTGCATTTGCATTTGTGACAGAGAACGATTGGGCACAGGGACAAGAGAAATGTAGTGTCAATGGGGGACTGAAAAGTTTTAGAGTTAGTCCTGCTGACAATCCTAAAGTGACGTGTGTTAACGGTGCATATTTTATTTTGAAGGAGGTAGCCAAATGAAATACGTAAAGAACATCGATGAAGCTTTTACATTCGTGAAGGGTCTTGTATCTGATCTTGAAAAGAAAGCTGAAAGCAACATCCCTTCTGTGATGAAGTTGAATAAAATTACAATGCCTTCTGTGGCTAACACATATGCAGTGAATGCTTTCAAATACGGAAGCAGCTGTTATGAGCGTGACCCTAAAACTATTGAAGAGGTTGATACTAAACTAACCTCACTGCTAGCCAAAGCTGAACAAGAACGCGCTAAAGTATTGGAAGAACATCAATCTAATATTCCAGCTATTGAAAATAATCTGAAAGTGCGTGAGAAGATCACACAGATTATGAAGGACATTGGTATTCCAAATAATTACAGTACATCAGAGTTTAAGACACAACGTTCACGTACAAAGACTACAACAACTCATTCTGCTGGATACCTTGGGGACTTGCAGCGCAATGTCCCTGTGAGCGATGAGAAAGACCGTATGTTAACGCTAATTAAGAGTGCTGAAGATTCGTTCAAGCGTCATGCCGACACTCTTAAGGGTACGATCCGTAAGGAGCTGCAAGAGGCAGAAAAGACCGAGAAAGCTAAGAAAGAAGTGTTGGCTAAAGCGAGGTTGCAGGTTAAGTATAATCTTGACGATGACTTTGAATGGTCTGATGTTCTTGAAGTGTTGGACAGTAAAGATAAGTACTTTAAGCTGGCTCGTGCAATGGAAGACACAAGAAATGATTGGAATGATGGTTACGGTCGTGTACAATATGCAATCAGTGATTTTGAGATAGTGACTGAAGAGGATAAAGAAATCTTTGAATCCATTAATGAACTGGCTTATGAATCAGAAGATATTGACGGACGGGTATTCCGAGATTGTGAGTATAATTATTCGTTTCTTTATGGTAAGGTGGATGCTGATTTGATGAAAGATTACGCCACACTTCAAGAATACTACAACGTCTATTCTTGAAGCAATTTGATTAATACTCTTTGCAGGGTGTTGGAGGGGAGAAGAGTGTGAGTAAAGGAGCAGATAGTGCCGGGTAAAATGAATAAACCCAAAGTGGGTGAAAGGTTTAAAACAAACCAAGGTTGTGAGTGTGTTGTTATTGAATACAATGGTGCATTCGATGTAGTTGTTCAATTTCAAGACGACCACGCTTACATTAAGACTGTGAGTACAGGAGATTTACGAAGGGGTGAGGTTGCCAACCCATTCTTTCGTTCTGTTTTTGGTGTCGGTTATTATGGGATCGACAAAAATAGCTTAGAGGGTTACAAGTCTGGTGGCAGAGAGTATATGTTTTGGAAGGGCGCAATGGAGAGGTGTTATAGTATTCTCAGTTCATTACGAAGCCCGACTTATGTTGGCTGTGCTGTAGATGAGGTATGGCACAATTTCCAGAATTTTGGTGGTTGGTGTCAAGATCAAGTAGGTTTTAATGAAAAAGGTTGGCAATTGGATAAAGACCTGCTCGGAGGAGTTACGGCAGGTAAAGTCTATAGTCCAGATGTTTGCATATTTGTACCTCAAGAGATTAATACTCTGTTTATAATTCCAACAACAAAAACAGACGACTTACCAACAGGTGTGAGCTATGTAAAAGATAGAGGAAACTATCAGGCTGGTTGTGGTGCTGGTGGTTATAGGAAAGCTCTGGGCAGGTTTCCCACCCCTGAATTGGCATATGAAGCTTATATGGACTATAAGAAAATCAGGGTTTCTGAACTTGTAGGTTTGTATGCTGGCAGAGTTGATGATAGGCTTATCACTAAACTTAAAGAGTTTCTGATTTAAATTAATAGGAGAGATAAATTGGCCTGTGTAGAACGATTGAAACATGATGTACCACATTGCACGTCTGACAAGGGTTTGCAAGTTTTTTACGATGATGGCAAAAACATCTTTACAGGATACTGTTTTTCCTGTGCTGCTCGTGGCCTTGAGGCGTATGTTTTTGATCCATATAATGGAAAACAACCTAAGCCCCCAAAGCGTAAAAGTGAAGATGAAATTGAAGAAGAGATTCAAGAGATTCGTAATCTCAAGTCTCCTCGTGAGGATCATCGGGGTATTTCAGCAGAGTACTTTGCTCGCTCTGGCGTAAAGTTGGCTTACAGTGAATATGATGGTAAAACACCGTTCACTCTAAACTTCCCCTATACATTTGAGGGTAAGCTTGTAGGCTACAAAGCTATTATGCTCGATAAAAAGGCAATGTGGTCTATTGGTGATATTAAAGGTGCTGATCTATTTAACTGGGAGATTGCCAAGAAGTCTGGTGTAAAACGTTTGTATGTGACGGAAGGCGAAAATGACTGTCGAGCACTAGAGATGATGCTAGAGGCTCATGCGGCCAAACGTAAAAGTCAGTGGAATAAGTTTGCAGTTGTAAGTTTGCCCCACGGTGTTGGAAGTGCTGTAACAACTCTTGGGCGTATGCGTAAAGAGATTGATAAGTTTTTTACAGAGACAGTGCTAGTCTTTGATAACGATGAAGCTGGTAAGAAAGCTGTAAAAGATGTACAGAAAATTCTTCCAGATGTAAAAGTTGCTGTTTACCCAACTAACGCCAAGGATGCTAACGAAGCATTGTTGAAAGGTGATGGGGACTTGTTTGCTGATTTCTGTATTTGGAAAAGTGCGAAACCAGTGACTGAGGGTGTTGTTGGTGTAAGTACTGTAATGTCTCGTGATGACACCCCACCTAAACCGGGCTTGTCGTATCCTTGGCAGTTTCTGACAGACATTAATTGCAGTCAAGTATTTGGTGAGGCATCTTGTACAGCAGCAGGTGTTGGTTTGGGTAAAACACTGATTGCCCACATGAAACATGCACACAACATTACAGAGCATAACGAAAAAGTATTTGCTATTCTTTTGGAAGAATCAAACAAATCTACACTTTACAACATGGCAGGTAAAATTGATGGTATTCCTTACCATGTCCCGGCTATTCATGAGCTGCACCGAGAACAGTACCTAGAGACAGCCTATGGTCTTGAAGGTAAACTGTTCTTGTGGGAAAGTGATGGACAAGCTGCACACAATCGCTTTAATATTGAGGAGATTGTTAAAGCTATCCGTTATAACACAATGGAGTATGGGGTAAGATTCCACGCACTCGACAACATGACTCGTTTGGTAGACCATCTAACAAGTGGGGAAGCTAACGAATTTATTAACAAATGGTCGAGTGAGTTGGCTAACCTTGCAGCAGAGCTTGATATTCACATTGACTTGTATAGCCACTTGAATCCCCCAAAAGGAAAAGATTCTCGTGACCATGAAAATGGTGGTGAAGTTTTGGCTTCCCAACTGACAGGCAGTCGTGGTATTATGCGTGCCTTCTCTGTGATCATGGGCTTTGAGCGTAACAAGCATGCCCAAGGAGATTTGAAATCTAATAGCTTTATTTCTTGTATTAAAAACCGTACATACGGCGGGGAAGATAAGTTTAAAACTCAGTACCAAAAAGATACAGGTCTTCTCCTCCAATATGAGTGGGAAGGCGACTCACTATAAAGGAGCTAAGTTTTGAAAAATATTTATAACTGGAAACAAGCAACAGTCGCAGACTTGGAAAGTGACGGCTTCCTAGATGTAGCCACAAAGCTTCATGTTCTTGGTTTCCAGATGAATATGAAGGAAGTAAAAGTTTTTAATGGGGCAACAGAGTCAGAGCGCATTGTTAAGTTCTTCCAATGGCACATTGACAATGAAATTCCTATTGTAATGCACAATGGCATCTCATTCGACGTACCGCTGATGGAAAAGCTTTTCAATATTGATTTGTCAAAGTTGATGTTGATTGATTCCTTGGCCGTCAGTTGGTATCTGAATTTTGAGAGACGAACTCATGGCTTGGGTACATTCCATGAGGATTATGGAATTGAGAAACCAGCAGTTGAGGATTGGAATGAACAACCCTATGAAGTGTATGAAAATCGAGTAATCAAGGACGTTGAGATTAACCAAGCACTTTGGAAGGATCTTAAAAAACGTCTGATTGAAATCTACACAACAGCCAAGACAGAGATTGATGCTGGAGCTGTTGGTGGCAAAAGGATTTCTGATAGTGAAGTGTTGGCAATTGATGCCCTTGTAGGATTGTCTGTAGAAGAGCATATTAATCGTCTTCTGACTTTCCTAATGTTTAAGATGGATTGTGCAAGGCTTCAAGAGAAGACAATGTGGGAAGTTGACGTTGACTTACTCCTTGAAACAGAAGCCAAACTTGAAGTGATTTGTAATGCAGCAAAAGATGAACTTGAAAGTGCTATGCCTAAAGTTCCTCAATATACGAAAAAGGAAGCTCCAAAGAAACCTTTCAAGAAGGACGGCTCTCTTTCTGCAATTGGTATTAAGTGGAAAGAGTTGATGGAAGTGTTTGAAGCTCAAGAGGTTGATGAGTTCGGTACTTTGCGGGTGCAAACAACAGAAGTTAAGGGGGTTTTTAAGGTATTAAACGGTTACGAGGAACCAAGTGCATCATCACCTATCCAAGTGAAAAACCTACTTTATTCTCATGGTTGGTCGCCAATCAGTTTCAAGTATGAGAAGGATGAAGAAAAGTTTAATGCTTGGATTGCCAGAAAACCAAAAGAAGGCAGTCATCACAGCAAGTGGACTGAATGGAAAGATAGCAAACCTGAAGAGCGTGCAATTCCTCAGATTACAGTTGGCGGCGACGATGGTAAAGAGTTGTGTGAATCCGTATTAGAGTTGGCTGAGCAAGTTCCAGAAATTCGTAAGTATGCGGAGTACAACGTAGCCAAACATCGACTAGGGGTAATTAAAGGGTTTATCCGTGACCTGAAGAATGGGAAGTGGTTGCAAGCTCGTATTGGTGGCTTTACTAATACTTTGCGTGTAATGCATCGGGAACTGGTAAATCTGGCCGGGATTGACAAGGCATATGGAAAGGAAATTCGTGGGGTTTTAATTGCTGGCGATGGTAAGTGCTTACTTGGCAGCGATATGTCCTCGCTGGAGGATCGTGTGAAACATGGCCTTATGCTACCATATGACCCTGAGTATGTAGCTACAATGCAAGAAGAAGACTACGATCCACATATTTTGATGGCTCTTACTGCTGGTATGGTGACAAGAAAAGAGTATGAAGACTTTAAGAAAGGAATTAAGTCTGCAAATGCTAAAGCTGCCCGTAAGAAAGGTAAGACTACCAACTATGCAAGTGTGTACAACGCAGGAGCTGCTAAGATCGCACAGGCAGCAGGTGTAAGCCTGAAAGAAGGTAAAGCTTTGCATGAGGCTTATTGGAAACTTAATTGGTCTGTAAAGGCTATTGCAGAGGATCAATGTGTAATCCGAGACAGCCGTGGACATAAGTGGCTTGTAAATCCTATCAATGGATTTTGCTATGCACTTCGTAAAGAGTCAGATCGATTCTCCACATTGGCACAAGGGACAGGCTCATATTTCTTTGATATGTGGGTTGATAATATTCTCACGGAAACAGAAAAGCGATACGGAAATAAAACTTTGACAGGCTCATTTCATGATGAGTGCATTCTGTGCGTGAAAGACAGCGATAAATTTAAAGCAGAATTCACTAAAATCATCAAAGAAGCAGTTGACAAAGTAAATGAAACATATAAACTGAGACGACTGCTGGGGTGCGAGACTCAATCAGGTAAGCGGTATTCTGAGATCCACTAATCAAACAAATCCAAAATACCTGAAAATACCGCTGTACAAACCCAATAAATCATGCGAGAATAGATAGTACAAATTAAATTGTAAAGGAGAGAAGAGATGCAACCACATCAGCAACGTGTCGTAGATGAGAAAAATGAGCTTGGTGAACGGCTTGAAAAACTGTTAACCTTTATTGGAACAGATTTTTATAAAGGGCTTCCAGAGAAAGAGCGTGACCTTCTTTTCTTCCAATCGCAAGTAATGGAAGATTACTATGAAGTTCTTGAACAACGTATTGAATTGTTTTAAACTGAGGATAAACAAAATGCAAACTAAGATTCAATACACCGTAGCAGATGACACCACTATCTATGCAGAAGTCGAAACACGCGAGCAAGCCCGCTCATATCTCCGCGACTTGAAAGCTAACGGGAATAAGTCTGTGAAGATCTATCAAGAAGAGTTCGCTCGTATTGCTAGCAAACAGGTGCGATAATGGGCAGTGTAACCCTTCGCGATACTGTAGAAAAAGTTGGTGATGCATCAATTTCTACTGTAGAATATGTCTTCTCAGATATTCAAGACTTTCTACTTTGGGAATCCAGTAAACGTGATGCTATGAATCAGGCTGTAAAGAGCTTTGTTGATAGTCAGTTGTTTGGTGATCATCTGTCGGGCGAAAGCCCTTTTGAGAATGAAGAAGCTGGGAATGTGACAGAGATTAAGGTGGCTAAGAAGAAAACTGAACCAACTAAACACTAATTAAGGAGAAATAAATGAGTACAGCACTAAAGATTCTTGCTATCATCGCTATCGTTGTATTAGCACTCGTTGCAATTGGTTTCCTAGCAGTATATTGGGCATGGGCACTGTCAATCTTGTGGGGTTGGTTCCTAGTTCCTCTAGGTGTTAAATCAATTGGTGTAGCACATGCTTACGGTTTTACTTGTGTCACTGGCTTGATTCTTGGTACTCGTGGTCTACAACAAAATAAAGAAGATAAAGATGCGTGGAAGTCTCAACTTGCTGTATACTTCCTTGCTCCACTTCTGGCTCTAGGCTTTGGTTATATTGCCTTAGGCTTTATGTAAAAGAATTTACGGAAACGTAGATAACGATTCGTAAGAATCAATCCCTCACAATAATGTGAACAAAACTATACACAACTTAATAGAGAAAATTAAATATGACTACTTCTGTAATTGTTAAGCAACTTCCTAAAAGCGGTACTTTGGAAACTTTTAACGTATATGTACTGAATGCTCCTGTGTTCTATGCTGCTGTACATACTCCGAAATCTAAGTATCAATCGACTGACAAAGAGTTTAGTCTGACAGCGTTTGTGGATGAAGCCACTAAGGATAAGTTGCTGGACGAAGTGATGTTGAACAAAGGCTTTGCTCTTGTAGGTAAGGACAAGACTACTAAGCCACCGCGTCGGATTAAATATCCTTTGTCCAAGGATGTTGAAGAGGGTAAGACTAACTACGATGTTGTAGAAGGTATGTACGGCTTTGGTTTGGCAAAGCCTGAGTTTAGCAAAAAAGGCAACCCAATGACTGTCAATGTTATTGACAAAGATGGTCAGGCATTCACTCAGGATATTGGGAATGGTTCAGTTTGTACTTTGAAGTTGTTCGGCTATCGTAATCCTGAAGGTCAACTGACCGTTACTCTGGATACTGTGCAAGTAGTTGAGCACATTCCTTATGAGGGCCGCACTTCCTCGGATGAAGTTGTTGATGATGTTATGGGTAGCTACAAAGTTAAAAAAGCTGAGGCTAAGCCTGCTGAAGAGGAAGCTCCTTCAGCAGCACCGAAGGCTAAACCAGCGCCTGTGGAACTGGATGAAGAAGAGCAAGATTTGCTCCCTTTCTGATCTAAACACATGAGACAAGGAAGTCTCAAACCTTTTAAATAAATTAAAATTACCGGAGAGAAACACAATGAGCATTTCCCAGAAAGAACTTTATGATCGTCTGACTGATCTTGAGTCCCAAAAGCTTACTCTTACCGCTGACATCAATCAGTTGAAGGCTGACAGTAAGTATGACGAAGACACAAACCCGCAAGGTTTGGCAAAAGAAGATATTAAGAATATCCACGGTGCTAGTAAGTTGAAAGCTAAGGATGATTTTCTAGAGAAGAAAGAAGCTGCTGATGCAGTATTTAAGAAATATCAGGAGCTGACCGAAGACAATGGGGTATAATGGTACAAAATCAAAACTAGTTGTTGGTCAAGTTGTGGATCTTCCTGACGGCAAAGCTGAAGTCACAGCTTACAATGGTGTGATGTCAGTAACGTTAAAGTTTCTTGATACTGGCTATGAAACAACCACACAAAGCGGGCATATACTTAGGAAAACTGTACGGGACAGGATGAAACCTTTGTTGTTTGGGAGAGGTTTCATGGTACAGGGACCGTATGTAGGTTCCAATGAAAATAAAGCCTATACTCTTTGGATGGGTATTTTTAATAGGTGCTACGGAGGACATAATAAGCCTTACTTGGGTTGTGAAGTTGACCCTCAATGGTACAACTTCCAAGAGTTTGCTGAGTGGTGCCAGTGGCAGAAAGGGTTCAAGGAAGATAAATGGGCTATTGATAAAGACATCATCCTTAAAGGTAACAAAGTATATGGTCCAGAGTTTTGTGCTTTTGTACCAAGAGAAATTAACAATGCGGTCGTGAACACTAGGAAAGCCAAAGGTTATACTAAAACCCGCTCCGGTGATAAGTTCATGTCTGGTTGTGCAAAAGTATATCTTGGAACATTTGATACAAAGGAGGAGGCATCTACTGCTTACTTTATTGAAAAACGTAAACAAATGAATCAGCTTTCCTTGAAATGGAAGGGGTTGGTAGAAGAACGATTGTTGTCTAGTCTTGAAATCTACTATTAATAAATGAGCCGGTGAAATACCCGGCTTTCTTTTTAGGAGGTTGAATGTCAAAGCTCTTAGTACTAGATACGGATACGATCGTGTATAGTTCAGCAGCAATGCATCAAAAGAATGAATGTAATGTTATCCACAAAGCATCGGGTCGTGAGAAGCTGTTTGACTCAAAGACAGCTTTCAATGATTGGATTAAATCACAAGACAAGTGGGCTAAAGATGAATTTGAGTTTCAAACAATTAGCTCTGTAATCGGTGAAACAAGATTTGCATTTCAATCAATCAAACAAAAGATTGAGAACATTCTTGACGCAACTGATTGTACAGACTATAAAATTTGTATTGAAGGTGAAGGGAACTTCCGTAAAGACTTTGAATCGAAATATGTTCAGTACAAGTCAGGTCGCCCACCTAAACCTTTATTGTTTGAAGAGTGTAGGGAGTTTGTCACCAAGAAGTATAAAGCACAGTTGGTTGAAGCTGTATCAAAAGAAACTGACGATGTGTGCAACATCTACGCTTGGGAAAGTTACACAAAGGCTTTAAAGTCTAAAAATAAAGACGATGCAAATGTTATTCTTTCGGCCTGTGATAAAGATCTGTTTGCAAATTCTCGTGGTTGGATACACAATTATTTTAAACCAGAGAAAGGAATCTTTTGGAACGACGGATTCCAACAGTCCTATAACTTTGCTACACAACTCCTAACTGGTGACGGGGCTGATGCAATCCCCGGTATTGAAAAGCTCTCCGATATCACAAGAGAGCGGTTTGGGATTAAAGTTAAAGGCGTAGGTCCAGCAACATCTGTGAAGCTACTTGCTGACTGTAAAACTGAGCGTGATTTGGCACAAAGAGTTTATGAGTGCTACTCCGCTGCATGGGAAGAGGACTGGCAAGATCGTTTGAATGAAAACGGATTCTTTCTTTACCTTCTAAGAGAACATAAAGATAAGTGGGATATGGGTAGGTATTTGGAATGAGTAACCCTTGGGATGATGTACCTCATATTTTCAAGGATGAAAAAGCTTACTTCAATTGGCTTCGCTCTCAGATTCGACGTATCTGGTCTAGGGCACCTGTGAAAATTGCTTACAAGATGTCTCGCCGCTACAAGGCTCCCGTAGGTAAGTTTGGTAAAGATGTTTGGGTTTCAGACTGCGAAATGTGTGGTAAGCAACACAGATCTTGCGAGGTAGACCACCTACATGGCGGATATGGCTTTAAAGACTGGACAAGCTTTTGTGAATGGTCTAAAATGATACTATGGGTCACGTTCGATGATATCAGAGAGTTGTGTCCTGACTGCCACGCGGCGGTTTCTCTAAGTCAACGTTTGGGGATTGACATCCAATCTGCGTTTGTTGAAAAAGAGGTATTAATTATTATGAAAATGAAAGCTGCACAAATTGATAAATGGCTTAGTGACCGAGGAATTAAGGTTGCTAAGAATCCACAGGCTAGGCGAGATGCTGTAAGGGAGGTATTGAAGAATGGTTTGGATTAGTGTTGAAGATGGTTTGCCAGAAGAAACACAAGCTTATGGCTGTACAACAGATGATGTACATGTAAAGAACTCAAACTCTGGTTTCGAAGATATTGGTTTTCTAGCTCGTACTACAACCGGTCCTAAGTGGTTTACTAAATGTGGTAAATTTGAGCTTCAAAGTATTACTCATTGGAGATATAAAAATGACTAACAAAATTACCAAAGAATTTCTTTTCACCGAATTGAGTATTAAGATTGCAACTTTGGAAATGAAGGTTGATAAAGTGCTCGAACTACTGAACCAACCAGAAGTCGAAGCTACTAATGTAATTAATATTTCTGATCATATGCAAACAATCCCAACTGACGAAGAATTCTTGGAGAATTTCAAATGATTAAAGATTATTGGACAGCAATCTTCTGGTGTGAATTTATTCAGTTTAGTGTTTATTTCAACATCTGGACACAACAACTTGGTGTTTAGCTTGAGAGGTGGGTATGGGAAGTGTTATAGATATGTTTCCGAAGAAGCCTTTAAAGGTTGGAGAAATCACTGTTGAAGTCGATCCACTTACATACTGGAAACTGCGTAATGAAGTTATTTCTGATGAATTTGTGAAGTACAACGCTTATGAGAAACAGGAGATACTTGACACTGTTTTGCAGATGAATTTGGAGTTGTATACTCTTATAGTTAAATTGAAGGAGAGATTAAATGAAAACTGAATTATTGAACGCCGGCAAATCTACAATACTGGGTAAATCCCAGTATGATGAAATTATTATTGGTAATGGGTTTGTGAAGTGCTTTCGAAATAACCTGTGTTATGCAACATATTCTCTAGACTGTTTTGACTCAGAAAGTACACAGTCTTTCACTATTAAAGATCAGGAGTGATAGTTTTGAGCGAATGGAAAGAAAAAGCAATTGAGCTAGCAAAGACAGGTAAAAGTTGGAGGAAGATTGCAGAACTTCTTGATGTAAGTAAGTCCACTGTTTCTGATTACTTGCGCAAAGAGTTCAGCCAAGTTGTTGTGGACAACCGCCGTTCTTCAGAAACTTATTCTGTCCGTAAGAATGACTCTGTTGAACATGACAACAGTCGAATTTTGTTGATCAGTGATTTGCACATTCCTTATCATCACCAAGATGCTATTGCTTTCTTGAAACATTTGAAAGATAAGTACAATCCCACCCGTGTTATCTGTTTGGGTGATGAGGTTGATGGTCACGCCCTGAGCTTTCACGATAGTGACCCAGATCTGCCAAGCGCTGGTGATGAGATTCGTCAAGCTTTGCCTGTGATTGCAGAGTTATTTAAGATCTTTCCAAAGATGGATATTCTTGAAAGTAATCATGGTAGTTTGGTGTGGCGTAAGGCTAAGGTGTTTGGTATTCCAAAACACTACATAAAATCGTATAACGAAGTGTTGGTTGTAGATAGTGGATGGAAGTGGAGCTTTGATCTTACTGTAGATCTCCCAAATGGTCAGAAGTGCTACATGCATCACGGGAAGACAAGTAATATTATCCAACTTAGTCAGCAGATGGGCATGAATGCATCGCAAGGCCACTACCATGAGACATTTAAGATTGATTACTGGGGCAATAGTACAGGACTTTATTGGGGTATGCAGTGTGGTTGTTTGATTGATGATGACAAACTTGCATTCAATTACAACAATGTAAATATTAAAAGGCCGATTCTGGGGACCGGACTAATCATTGACTCTATGCCTGTTTTGGAACCAATGGTTATGGATAAAAATGCTCGGTGGATTCATGCAAAATATTGACCAAATCATAAAGGAGTCGATTACATATGACCCTTTGACTGGCAAGTTATTTTGGAAAGATCACAGACCAAGCTATCACTTTAAAACAGAAAGTGCCATGAAACGGTGGCACACTTTGTTTGCAGGTAAGGAGATAATTGGTCAATGTGATTATGGTGAATCAACCTATACTAATGTAAGGATCAACGATACTAAGCATAAAGCTCACAGGGTTGCTTGGTTTTTACATTACGGTGTTTGGCCCAGTGGTGATATTGACCACTGGGACGGAGATGGGTTGAATAATAAAATAGCCAATCTGCGAGATGTTCCTAGACAGGTCAATGCCCGTAATGCTAGTATATCAAAGAATAATAGCTCCGGTGTTAACGGGGTTAATTTTAGGAAAGATAATGGCAAATGGATAGCACGAGGTAATATGGTTGTTGAGGGTCAATTTGTCAGGGAGTATATAGGCCAATTTGATACACTAGATGAGGCTAAGAAAGCTCGTAAAGACTGGGAAGACAGTCAAGGTAATTTCACAGAGAGGCACGGGAAATGAGCATTCACAACCGAGTACACGAAGCATATAAATACAAACTACTGGCTGAATTTAAAGAAAATAAATATCTTCCACAAACACCAGAAGGTCTGTTAGAGTTCTTGTTTGAGGATAACAGTGAGTATCGAGTATATTACTATGATGATGTCTATACAAAACGTACAGTAGCTAATCGTCTCAACACACTCTGGATGCTTCCTATTTGGGCTGTATGTGCTCCATTTCTGTGGTTGTTTACAGGTGAGGCAGGAATTAATCAGCACAGTAAGCTTGGTAAATGGATTGCTAAAGTAACGGGGCTTTAATTGGAAAATTATAAACTACTAAAAGCCGTTGACCAGCTTCAGATTGAGGTTGACGGGTTGACTAAGGAGTTATATACTCTCAAACAACAGCAAGCGGATATGCTTGAGCAGATTAAACGATTGAAGGAGGCTGTATCGAATGACGATTGTAAATAAGTTCACTGCCGGAGATAGGGTTATTTCAGTGGAAGATACACCAAACGTTCCTGAAGGGTTTATCGGGACTGTTGAAGTAAACTGTGGAAATGTGTTCGTGTATTCTGTACGAGATGATCAAGGACGATCTGAATTATTTCACGAAAACGAATTGGAACTTCTAAGTGTTGGTAAAACATCTGCAATCGTGCGGCCAATCCTAGAAGAACGCAAAGTTGGTAAAGTACAAATGGATTTGTTTGATTCAGGTTTCCCCAACGCAATTACTGAAGTTGCAAAGGTAATGACATGGGCAGCAGAGAACAAAGGTTATAAGCCTCATGATTGGAAGTCCTTGCCTAACGCCGAAACTGAGTTCTCTGCTGCGGCTAGTCGTCATCGAGTGAAGGGGTTTATTCAGAAAGCTCAAGGTATTCCAGCTATTGATCGGACTGATGAAGAGAGTAATATTGTTCATCTGGCACATACCGCGTTCAACGTACTTGCTGAGCTTGAACTTGTGTTGACAGGGAAGATTAAATGAGACTTCTAGGTATTGATGTCGACGGCGTAGTTGTAGACACACTCACCCTTTACAGACAAGCGTCACCTCACTTGGAAGATCCACTAGACTTCTGGCGAGATGAAAACCTTTACGACAATCTTGTTCCAATGGAGGGTGCTGTAGAAAAACTTGAGCAACTTAGTAAATACTTTGGTATAGTGTTTGTAAGCCGATTGAAAGGTAATCATCACAGATCGAAAGTGTATTTCCTAAAGAAGCACTTTCCTTTTATGACTGGCTTTGTTGGTACACATGAGAAATGGATTCTGAATGATTCTCTTGTTGCAATGGTGGATGATTTAGAGGATAATCTTACCAAGTTCGATGCAGATAAGAGGATTCATTTTGGTCAGGGTAAATATAAAGATTGGAACACATTTGATGTTCCTAAGTTTTGCAAAGAATATTTGAAATAATTAAGGAGAGATCGTGTCAAAGAAAGATGTATTGCGCTTCAACTATGGTATTAACAATCAACCTTCCATGGGGAATGATTACGAGGCATGGAAGCAACTGAAACTACAAGCTAAGTTAATTTTAGAAGAAGCAAATGAATTGGTCGAAGCTTGTGACCAAGAAGATATGACTGAAGCACTTGACGCCTATTGTGACGTTCAGTACCTCAACACGTGGCTTGAACATCTTCTTTACTCATTTGGCTGTGATACAAAGAAAGCTCTTGCAAGTGTTTGTGAGAATAACACAAGTAAGATTACTACCAGCTACACTTATGCACTAATGAGTAAAGAAGTACTAGATGCATTAGGAACTAAGTGTTATATTGATCAAACTGTTTACGAAGGTGAAACTCTTTATTGTGTTAAACGTTCGGAAGATGGTAAAGTGATGAAGCTTGCTGACCATAAGCGACCTACGCTTGAGCAGTATGTCAGTAAGGAGTTTCTATGATCCACGCAAACGTTCCAACAGACAGACCAAAATTAAAGTGGGAAGATGTGATCAAAACCGAGGAAGACTATGATACAATTATGTCGTCTGGCTTGGCTTATGTCTACTTCCCAGATATCCCGAATTGGGTAGAGTTTAAGCAGTATTTGAAAGATAAGGAATATGATAGAGAATAAATGCTGTACGAAGTGTTTAGAAATTAAGGCTCTTGAAAATTTCTCCGTAACTAAAAGAAATGAAGATGGATCTGTTAGGTACAGAAATAGTTGGTGCACGGATTGTAGAGTAGTAGCTAATAGAGAAAGGCTTGGGTACAATAAGCTAGAAAAATCTGTTGTAGATTTTGATAACGAAATGAAGCAGTGTGCTTGCTGTAAGGAGATGTTTCCTTTTAAAGAGTTTCCTCCCGCCAAAAGGGGTTCGGCAAATCTATCATCTTATTGTAAATCTTGTGCTAAGGAGAAATACTATGATAAAGAGAAGGCTAAAATCCGCACTCAGGCATACAGGGACGCTAATCGAAATAGGTGGAGAACGCTACATCGGATCAACCAATTTAATAGACGTAGCTTGATTAAGGTCACCGAAGATGGTACAGTAACTGATGCTTTCATAGAATCGATTTATTCAGAAGAACTTTGTTACTGGTGTAAAGAGTTTACAGAAGAAGATGATAGGACACTTGAACACATTATTGAACTCTCTAGTGGTGGACTGCATTCTGCAAACAACATTACAATGGCATGCTTCTCTTGTAATTCAGCAAGATTAAATAAAGGAGTTAAACAAATTGAGTCAAATTAAAGCAAAAATCATAGCTGACAGCTATAGTGCTGTAAACGGGAAGCGTATCACTACTTTTGAGCTGGAGTATCCTAGGTTCATACACTCGGAGATCATGACTCACCGGTTGTTTAGTCGCAATGCAATGAGTAGTCGGGCTGTTCCAGTTGAAAAGATGATTACTCAAGTAGAAAATGATCCCGCAACTCCGGTTCATTGGGGTAAAAACCAGAGTGGTATGCAAGCTAAAGAAGAGCTTAGTGGGTATGAGTTGGATGTAGTACAAGCTCTGTGGAAAGACGCTGCAAATGAAGTTTCATATAATGCTAAACAAATGTCGGCTCAAGGCGCTCATAAACAAATTGTAAATCGTATCCTTGAACCGTTCCAACTGATGAAAACTGTTCTAACTAGTACAGAGTTTGATAACTTCTTCTGGTTGCGTAAGCACGAAGATGCACAACCAGAAATTAAAGAACTTGCTGAGCGGATGTACCAAGCAATGAAGGAAAGTAGTGTTGTAACGCTTCAACCGGGAGACTGGCATACGCCCTACTTTGGTGATGGATACTGGCTAAAAGGTTGTGGAATTACCCTAGAAGATGCACTTGCGATTAGCTCTAGCTGCTGTGCTCAAGTAAGTTACAGATTGCTTGATGATAGTATTGAAAAGGCTCGTAAAGTTTATCAACGTCTGGTAGAATCTACACCTGTTCACGCATCGCCGTTCGAACACTGCGCTAGTCCTATGAAAGAGCCACAGCAAACAGACAAGTATTTGTGGGAAGATGGCATGACCCATATGGATAAAGAAGGTAATATGTGGAGTGGTAACTTGAAAGGCTTTATCCAGTTTCGTCAACTAATTGAAGGTAATGTGTATAATGATTTCAAAGGACATTGAAGGGTTTGAGGGGCTGTATCAGATACGTGAAGATGGCATTGTAATAAGTTTAGAGCGTTGGGTTGATAGAATGTCCCCACACGGACTAGTTAAACAATTTGTACCTCAACTAGAGCGTAAATCTTCCTTACACGGTACTGGCTACCTTACTGTTAGGCTGGCTAAGGAAGGTAAAGTAACAACTCACAGAGTACATAGACTAGTTGCAAAAGCGTTCATATCTAACCCAGAAAATAAAGAATATGTTAATCATAAAGACGGAGACAAGACTAACAATAACCTGTACAATCTGGAATGGGTAACAGCAGGAGAAAATACGATCCACGCTATTCTTAATGGATTGAAACCTGAAAATAACAGAAGCACAGTAAATGGTCGATTCTTAAAGGCTGAGGAGAAATAAAATGATTAATAACGAATACACAATTTCCAACTTTATCCAAGAGCTTCAGAATCTTTATATGGTACGACTTGGTATGTCAATCTCAGAATCGAGTAGGTACATCGTGGACACTATCGAAGATATTGAGTTGGCACTAAATAATGATGTTTCGGCATTTGAATACTTTCAAGAAGATTTGGCTAATGGGGTAGAAGTATGAGCGGTAATAATTTTAATTTCCCGGTAAGTGAATATGATCAATACCTTTCCTTTGTAGATGTTGAGCAACACCCTGAATGGCAAGAAGCTTGGAAAGCACAAGATAAAGAAAAAGTAGATGCAATTCTTTACAGCTTTGGAGTTGATCTAGAAAATGGTTATGAAGTAGAGATTAATACCCACCGCACACGACTCACACAGAAAGTTGAGTATGGTCCTCGATTCTCCTTCTCGGAACGGCAAGATAAAGTTTGGAAAGAATCGGGTATGAGTATTGAAGATCAGATTCGTAATTGTGGTGATATCTCTTTGCAAAACATGCTTAGTGGAATGAATAAGTTTGGGTTTGGTAAATGTGATACAGTTAAGACGGTTGAACAATTGGCTAGTGAATTTTAAGGAGATAAAGTGTCAAGAAAACTAATTTATGGAGTTGGAATTAATGACCTAGACTATGTTGTTGCTAAATGTCCTTTCTACAACACTTGGCTTGAGATGCTTCGAAGAGGCTTTTCTGACAGGGAGAAAGAACGGCATCCGACTTACAAAGACACAACAGTTTGTGAAGAGTGGAAGACTGCAAGTACTTTCAAGGCTTGGATGGAGCAACAAAATTGGAAAGGTCTGGACTTAGATAAAGACATTCTTGTGAAAGGAAATAATATTTATAGTCCTGATACTACAGTATTTGTTCCATCCTATATCAACACCCTTCTCGTAACTAGTAAAGCAATCAGAGGTAAGTGGCCTTTGGGAGTATCTCTGTTGAAAGATCAAATTGCTAAAGGTCGCTCAAAGATATTCCGGGCTTCTATTAAGGACAAGAGAAACAAAGATCAAATTCAAAAGAACTTAGGACACTTCACTACACAAAATGAAGCTCATAAAACTTGGCAACAAGCTAAATATGATGTATTCTTACGCCGTCTGGATGAATACTCAAAAGACTCTCAGCTAAATCAGAGAGCATATGATGCAATCAAGATTCGTGCAATTAATTTAAAACTAGACATCGCTCTAGGAAAAGAAACTTTTAATATCTAAGGAGTAACAATTGAATACCGCTGGCAAAAATATGATGTCGTCCTCTAAGTTCTACATGGGTTATTCTCGTTGGGATGAAGTTAAAGGTGGATACGAAACATGGGAAGAATCTGTTTCTCGTGTAATGAATATGCACCGTCAAAAGTACGCTTCTGTAATGACACCAGAACTTGAAGAATATATTGCTTTTGCAGAACAAGCTTACAAAGACAAAGCTGTATTGGGGGCACAACGAGCATTGCAGTTCGGTGGTGAGCAACTGTTTAAACATGAAGCTCGTATGTATAACTGCTCTGTATCTCATTGTGATCGTGCAACATTCTTTCAAGAGTGTATGTACCTTCTGCTGTGTGGTTGTGGTGTTGGCTTCTCTGTTCAGTCCCATCACATTGCAAAACTTCCACAAGTACACAAGCGTTATGAGAAGAAAGTAAAAGTATTCCAAGTTCCAGATACAATTGAAGGTTGGGCTGATGCTTTTGGTGTACTGTTCAGTAGCTACTTTGTAGATGGTGGCAGCTTCCTTGAATACAAAGGTTGCCAAGTACACTTTGATTTCAACAAGATTCGTCCTAAAGGGGCTTTGATTTCCGGTGGTTTTAAGGCTCCCGGTCCAGATGGTTTGCGTAGTGCGTTGGTTAAGTGTGAAGCGTTGCTGGAAGCACTAGTTGAGGGGAAAACAGAAGCTGTTAGCGTTCCTACCATCACAGCCTATGACTTTGTTATGCACATGTCTGATGCTGTTTTGAGTGGTGGTGTTCGCCGGTCTGCAACCATCTGTATGTTTGATAAAGATGATGAGTTGATGTTGAAAGCCAAGACTGGTGATTGGTTTGTTGATAACCCTCAACGTGGTCGTAGTAATAACTCTGTGATGCTTGTACGTGATGAACTGAGTCGTGAAGAGTGGGCTAACATTATGAAGTCTGTTAAAGACTTTGGTGAACCCGGCTTTATCTTCACAGAGAACAAAGAGTTTTGCTTTAACCCTTGCGTAGAAATTGGCATGTTGCCAGTTGCAGAGAATGGTGAATCAGGCTTTCAATTCTGTAATCTTGTCGAAGGAAATGGTAGTAAGTGTGTTGATCTAGCTTCTTTGATGCGAGTAGCCAAAGCAGGTGCAATTCTTGGTACTCTTCAAGCGGGCTATACAAACTTTAAATATCTCTCTGATGCAACACGACGAATTACAGAGAAAGAGGCTTTGCTCGGTGTAAGTCTGACTGGTTGGATGAACAACCCCGATGTCATGTTTAACCATGAGAATATGATTGCTGCTGCTAATGAAGTAAAAGCAATTAATAAAATTGTCGCTAAGATGTTGGGCATTAACCAATCTGCTCGCTGCACAGCAGTTAAACCAAGTGGTAATGCTTCTGTTATTCTTGGTACAGCTTCTGGTATTCACGGGGAACACAGCCCTAAGTATCTCCGTAATGTACAGATGAACGTAGGTGATGAAGTTACTCGTATCATCACTAAAACCAACCCTAAGATGGTTGAGCCTTCTGTGTGGAGTAGTAACGGGACAGATGTTGTAGTCAGCTTCCCTGTTGAAAGTAAAGAGGGTAGTATTTACAAGTCTGATTTGATGGGTGTGAAGCAGCTTGACTATGTAAAAACTGCTCAGCAATATTGGATTGAACATGGTACTAACTACGAACTTTGTGTTGACCCTGATCTTCGTCACAACGTAAGTAACACTATTACAGTTGATGATTGGGATGAAGTTGAGGAGTACATCTACAACAACCGTAAATGGTTTGCTGGTATCTCTCTTCTCAGTTCTATGGGTGATCGTGCATATGCTCAAGCTCCATTCACTGAAGTGTTCACAGCACAACAGATTGTGGACATGTATGGGGATAGCTCAATGTTTGCATCTGGGTTGGTTGTTGGTGCATTGCAAGCATTTGGTAATAACCTCTGGATGGCTTGTGATACAGCACTTGGTTTTGGATTGAAACTTGATCCAGATGATGCACGGGACTTGCTGAAACGAGATTGGGTACGTCGAGTTAAGAAGTTTGCAGAAAAGAACTTTGATGAGGATGTTATGAAACTTACCTTTATGCTCAAGGATTGTCACAATCTGCACAAATGGGTTGGAATCAATAATGAATTCGTTGATGTGGACTTCTCCAAAGATCTTTCTCAACAAAGCTACACTGAAGTTGATACAATGGGAAGTCAAGCCTGTGCAGGTGGCGTATGTGAGATTAGCTTTTAATGGACTACATTGAACTAATGGAAAAGGTCGGTACACAATCGAACGTATCTCACTCTTGTCCTCGATGTGAAATGCCGGTTAGATGCGACATTATGCTAGGAAAGAATGTCTGCTGGTGCTTCAGTGTGCAGAGTAAAGGGTTGGATCTGAACGACGCTTGTATGTGTAAAAACTGCCTTAACAAAGCTTGACACGATAATCTGATGTGATACACTTTACCCTACAAGAGCAGAGATGTTCTGTAGGGTTTTCTTTTAATTGGAGCTTTATAAATGACACGTCAAGAATTCGAATACCAATTGCTTGTAGTTGCTGACATTCAACGTCGGGAAGGTTGGAGTGAAAGAAGTATTGGTTTGTACGCTGAAGAGATGTGGGCTCTTACTCCAGATGAATGTCTTCCTTGTACACTCATGATTGGTGCTGGTTTGGCTCAGGATAATTCTCGTTTTGGTGTTTACTGCAAGACATCTTTTTGAGGATAATTTAATGTCAATCGAACGAATCAAATCTGTAGTAGAACAATACCAAGAACGTCTTCGTGGTAACATCATGGAGGACGGTCGTACCCGATGGGAATATTATGGTGTCCAACGTCGTATTGCCCAAGCAGCCTATAATTACAATGGATATATTGTAACAGGGACACGTCATAGCTGCCCTATCATGGAAATGCAGATTATGATGATGGAAGAGGTCTTACAAGAGTGGTGTGGATTTGATAAGATGATTCAAGGTTTCACAGATCAATATGGTAACTTCCTAACTCGCAAAGAAGCTTATCCAATTGCTAAATCTGCTGGTCAGATTATCCGTGAAGATCATTGTCCGGGAACACTTTATTCGGAGTGCTATATTTAATGTCAGTAATCAAACGAAAGGGTAAGTGGCAATTTGGCTACAGAGACACATACAGTCTTGACCACACCCTGTCCCCAATCATCTACGCAGGACTCTTACGTTTCCACGAAGTATTGGAGAAACGTAACAAAGAAGGAAAGTGTCTAGGTGTCCCGAGTGAATATTGTGCTAATCCTGATATTGATGTCACAGATCAAGAAGTACAAAATTGGCTAGACGACATCAAGAAAATGATGTATGCTTTTGAGAATAAAGAGCCCGATATGAGAGACTATAGCTTTAGTCTTGAGATGGTTCCTGTTGAGGGCGGCATTGCCAAAGAAGGTTACTCAGTTCCTTACACAATTGAATGTGATAATCAGGAAGAGAAAGCTCGTTATTATGCTGATATGGATGTACATGAGAAGAGAGTTCAAGAAGGTTTGAGTCTTTTTGGGCAGAAATATAAATCATTATGGTGGTAATATGAAAACACGAATTAAACAAACTACAAAGACATACGATGGTGTTGACATCACAGAATACACAGCCGAAGTACATGTCTGGCAGGATTCTTTGTCTTGGTATCCTGCACGTTTGAAGCTTGATTGGATGGGCTACACTGATAGCATGAGCAGAGAAGCGTTTGCTAATGAATTCGGGCCACGCGGCTCACTAGAACGAGCAAAGAAAATTATTGACAGATTGCTTGAGCTGGTAGAGAATGATAAACAAGAAGCAGCTCGTCAAAAGACTGTGGAGAAATCTAAGAAAGTTAAATACATTCGTTACCCTTGAGGATTAAAACATGAAAGGTTATGAAGATCTAATTGCAGGCGTACTCCTTCTGGTTGTTGTGCTAGTAGGTGGATATGTGTATCTTGACTCACAGGTTTATAAACAGAAACAAGTGTTGCAAGTGGAAGCTGTAAAGCATAAGGTTACAGAATCTAAGAGTGATAAGACTATGTTTGAATCTGTTGTGAAGAGGACAGAATAATGATTATTTGGGCAGTATTAGTGGTTGCAATCGGCGTTGTTTGTCGGTATAAAAGTAAGCAGTCACCTATGACTAAAGAAGAGCAAGAGTTCGAACTACAGGTTGTCAATCAACGAAGTAGTAGTTTCTTGATGAACACGACTAAACATGAACCTTACAATGGGGTGGAAGGATGACAGGAGTCTTTGTAATAACAGGAGCAATCGTATTTGCATATCTGGTTGGACGTGGTATAGTGGCAACGTATCAGGATGTTTGGAAAATGACTAATAAACTATTTCAGGAGAAACAATAAATGCAACCTAAAAGTATCGTAATGTCTGTAGTCGGTGGTTTCATCGCTATTCTGTTGTTGAGTGTCACACTTGGTAGTTTTTACACAATCGGAGAAGGTGAACGTGGTGTTCAATTGCGTAATGGCAAGGTGACAGGTTTGGCTGAACCGGGGCTGGGCTTCAAGATTCCGTTCATTGAATCTGTGACTAAGATCAGTGTGCAAACGTTCACTGTGAAATATGACAAGCTCCAAGCTTACAGCCGTGACCAACAACCTGCCGATATCCGTGCAAGTGTGACGTTTCATGTGCCAGCTTCTGAAGTATTGAATGTCTATACTAACTTTGGCGATATTGACCGAATGGTTGAACGTTTGATTAATCGTCAAGTACCTAACCAAGTAGAAAACATCTTTGGTAAGTATACGGCAATCAGCGCAGTACAAGAGCGTGCCAAGTTCGTCGCCGATGTCTCTAATGCTGTAAAAGGGAGTATCACAGGCCCTGTTGTGATTGATAGTGTTCAACTTGAAAATATTGATTTCTCTGATGCCTATGAAAAGTCTGTAGAAGCTCGTATGAAGGCTGAAGTAGAAGTTCAAACTCAGAAGCAGAATCTTGATAAGGAAATGGTGAGTGCTCAAATTGCAGTAACCCAAGCTCAAGCTCGTGCCGATAGCCAACTTGCTCAAGCTAAAGCAGAAGCTCTTAGTATTTCACTGAAAGGTGAGGCTGAGGCCGGTGCCATCAAGAAACGTTCTGATGCCTTGTCTAGCAATAGTAACTTGATTGAACTGACTCGTGCTGAACGTTGGAACGGTGTACTTCCAACTACAGTGATTCCGGGCAATGCAACTCCCTTTCTTTCAGTAGGTAAATAACATGTGGAATAAAATTAAATCTTGGTTCAAGAAAGAAAAGCAAATGGACGTAGTTGATCGTGTAGAACCTGTTTATCAGCTTCCCCAGAAGCAACGTACAGGGAAGAGCATTCAAGCTAAATTTTACCCTCGTACAGCTCCTGTAACTACGCCGACTTATGTACCACCAACACAGCACGTTGATACAAGCTTTCAAGATATGGCTCTAACTTACTTGGTATTGGATTCTTTGATCGATTCAACTCCAAGTGTTAGTCAACATGTAGAACGAAGTGAACCTGCGAGTGTTCCAGAGCCTGTGCAGAGTTATTCAAATGAATCCTCTTCTAGTTCTTACTCAAGCTATGATGATTCGTCTAGCTCTCGTTACGGTAGTGATTCAAGCTCATCATCCAGCAGCTATGATTCGGGGAGTTCAGACAGTAGCTCGTCTTACAGCTCTGACTAAATCTTAGACAAAAGAAAACCCCGCTCTCCCATTGACGGAGAGCGGGGTTTTTAAGTATCTGAGATATAGTGAATGGCGTCACTAATCAAATGTCTGCATGGCAGTTCTTATTATTGTTCTTTAGCATTCTGATAGATAACAGCATTAGACTGGTTATTATTTATAATCCGTTGTGTCTGTTTCTTATCAGCTTGCAACTGTTTCATCTGCATCTCAAGGACATATACACGTTGGTCAGTACCAACTTGATAGCTGTCTTGCTTCTCTGATACATTGTTAATACGTTTTTCAAAGTATTCAACATTGTTCTTTATAGCATTCAGAGATTCTTGCTTTACTACATCCAACTTCAAATCAAAGTTACCTACGTTTTCTGAGCTTTTGCTATTAGACATTATGATAGCTAACATCGCCACCAATAACACAAAAGTGAGTAGGTGGATGGTCCTTTCTAGTATTGTCCATATCATTGGATGCCTCTACCGTTGTTTGTTCTTAACACCTACAAAGTAGAGTTCAATTGTACGGATAATCTCTGCTTTATCAGCAGCACTTCTGGAAATAAGGTCTGAGATACTGGCATCAATCTTATTGTTTAGCCTGTTCTCTACCTCTCTTAAATCTTCACGGTTTACTTTGCCTGTCTGCATGGTAAGAACTTTCTCTTCAAGATTCTTGAAGTCTGTCCTTTGACCTTGGTAGGTTAGGAATAGAGCGCTAACAATCAAAGAAAGCATACCCAAACACAATCTTTCCCATAGGTTGTTGATTCTAATGTTAGCTGAGTCATTTGGCATTCTTGTACAGCTCCATCTGAGACTTCTTGTTCTTACGGATAGCATCCATCTGCTTTTCCCATAAACCAATACATCCGACATTCCGATTCTGTGCAAGAGCTAGATCAATCAGACTTTCGCCAGCAGGTTTTGCACGGCAAGGATTAACCAAGAGTGCATCACTTGGGAAGACATTCACTGTCTGTGGGGTATGTGGTGCAGTAACCTTGTTTGAGCAGGCTGACAATGTTATCAGAAAGCAACCCATCATCAGGCAATACATTAGGTTTAAGATTTTCATTCTTAATGTTCTCTTGTTTGACTACTACTGGTTTACGTAGCTTCTCAATATTCTCAGACACACCCTCAATTTTAGTTTGAAGATCCTTTTTCTCTGCTTCCACTTCAACCACACTAACGCTGTCAATCTGACAGCTTAAATCCCGTAAGTTAAGGGACTTTTGCATATCAGAATTGACGTTGATGGCTTGGACTAGTGCTTGCTCAGCTATGAGCTTATCATCGTGTAGAGACAGAGAAAGCCAGCCTAAAGAGAGAGTACTTGCAGACAAACCGAGAATGAGATAGAACATCCAGCTATTGAACATTCTCTTCATCCTCTTTCTGTTGCTTGATAAAGCGACCTGCTGCACCAAGACTAGCTACACCGCCCATCACCAGAACAATATAGAAAGGGCTCATATAGACAAGCCCCATTCCAAATGCTAGGGACAGGCCGTATGCTAGGGCGATCAAGATATTCGCGAATAAGGATAAAGCACTGTAGCTATGAAGCTGTTTCTTCCAGTCTTCAATTAGGGTTGGCTTTTTTAACTTCATTGATAACCTCTAATGGAACTTCACCCATGCAATATTTATATTCCAATGAACGCCTAATAACCAAACCCTTCAGCATTTTCTTTTTCGCATAAACCCATTTGGTTAGCTCTTGGCAAGCTCCGTCATAATCCTTTGCATTAAGTTTCTTAAGCATTGTACTAGACGAGAAATTACCAATCCCTGCGTTGTAGACAAAAGAGAGCATTGCAGCATGTTGGTAATCAGACTTAAATGGAACCTTAACAGCAGACATCAATTGCTTGTCATGCTCTTTTAAGTCTGTAGCCATCTGATCTAGACACTGATCATCTGTGTAAGATTTTCCAAGAATAGCTTCCTTACCAGTATTACCATAACACACCGTCACGATACCAACAGGATCAATATAAGTTTTGTTCTCCTTACCTTCAAATGGTGCAACTATGAATGCTCCAGAAATTGCCAAGGCAGAGCCAAGACCAACTCCAAGGAGCTTTTTATACAGATTGTAGTTGGTGGACATATTAATACCCTGTGCTAATTAGTACCCTACAACATTTGAACCTTTTAGGCCAGCTTGGAAATAAATCTGGGAGCCAGATGTAAAGGATGTACCGGCGATATTGAATGGTCCATATCTCAGATCGGAAACAGGCTGTCCGGGTCCAACAACAGCTAACACTGCAAACAGTGCAGTTGAGTTTTGTAGCCGGATGTCATGGATATTGTTACCGTTACATTGGCTGTATGTTGGGTGCTGGCTGTTGATTTCTATCACCGAAGCCTGCGGAAAATAACTCCGCTCCGTGCCAATCTCAGTGCAAAACAAATCATGAACATCGACGTTTTTTGCATCGGTTAAAGACACTGCACAGTTCCCAATGTATTCAAAAGTACTGTCGGCAATGATCGCACTCCCACCACCAAGCTCAAGACCAGATGCTGATATATTTTTACGGCTAGTGCTGCGTGTGTGGTTGTGTAGATAGCTTAGCCCATCCACAACGCCGAAGAACGCACTTTCTCTGGTATCCCAAATCTGGTTGCCGTGTACGTTAATAATTCTCCCACTGGCATAAATACCTGACCACTGCGTCTCATGAATATAGTTATCTACTATGTCTGCCCTGACACATCTAGAACCGTCACCAGTAGTGCCAAGCCATATCGCAGCCCCACCCTCAGAAGTTACATTGGGTTTGCCTGTGTGGTGAACTTCACACCTTGTCACTACTGGTCTAAGACTACCCCCTATTGCTAGCCCCATATAGGTGCTGTTGCACATCTCTACCCTATCAAGTAGTAGGTCCTTACACTTTAGAAACCCTAGAAGTGAATTAGCTCTATCAGGAAGCATCCCTCCATCAAACTTCCCTCCGTGTATCTGGATATCGGTGTCGTAGTAGGTGTTGGCCGCGCCCGATACAGTGGAGTTTTGTATTAAGGGTTTATTTGGGGGCAAATCTTGGTGAGCTTTTATCGTAGCACACCTCATATGGAGTGCTGTCCTGTTGTGAATAACACCCGTGTCTGCGATTAGATATTCACCGGGAAGTATTTCAATATCCCCACCAGCACCGTCAATTAGTAGTTGGTTTAATCCACAGGACTGGTCACCTTCGCAATCGGGGTCTAGATACTCCCGACTATCTAGTATCATTCTTGACTAACCGGTTCAAATAGTTTTAGGAACTCAAGGTACGTCTCTGAATCATCCTCAACATCCCCTTGATTTGGGATATCACTCCTTTGTGGGCAGCTAAACGCTTCTACAATTTTAGTCTTCGTTTCATCTTCAAATTTTACATGCACCTTCATAATAATTTCCCCTTAGAATGTGTAGTTGACGGCAAACACTTGAAAAGCTGTGGTGCCAGTTGAGGCATTATTAATCCTGAACACTGTCTGTGGTGTAAGCAGTGAAATGTCCCTTGCTGGGGCTCCAATCTGCGTTACTGGACTGCTAGACACTTGGGCAGCGTCCATACCGTTTGCAGTCGATGCAATCTGGAAGGTGATAAGCGTAGAGACTGTAGATGTGCCCTGCATAGTCATAGATGCAAGTTTTGCATTAAGGGGAACAGCACCGGCTATGGAGAGTGAAGTATATGTGGGAGTATTAAGTACGCCCGCCAATACTTGCACAGGGTCAATTGCTACTTTCCGTCCAGTCTGGTACTGTCCCGTTTTAAACTGGCTACTTGCATTGGTGGCGACAACACTGATTAAGGCACTTGCTGTATATCCAGCAGGCATGTTAGCCCCACCATAAACTTCACCTCGACTTGCAGATACAGCTTCACGGGCCAATAGTGACGGGTTAGTAGAAGACAGTGCTAAGGATGGATTATAAATGAGGTATATAGCTACATAACCACTGACAGGGGCAGTACCAGTATCCATGCCACCAGCCCCTGTTGTAGCAAGGTTTATGGACTTAGACACTGTTGCAAGGCGGTAGGAGGCACCGGTTAGGCCCACACCCACAATAGCTGACCCGATGGTAAATGTCGCTGTAGCTGATGCCGATGGAATATCAACTGATACACCTGAAGCCGAAGCGACATTTGGGGCACTTTCTGAAAGGGCTGTTGCCAGTGCTGTTTGGTCAATAAAGGCAATTTTCCAATACGTATCTGTAGCGTCAGTAGTGGGGTTTTGTCCTACACTATCTTGTACAGCAACATAAATATTACCATCAGACCCTTGCACGTAACTACGTACACCTGAGGTAGTGAAATAGTAATTAGATGTGGCATCCCACTCGCTGATACCTTTCTGGAACAAATGTAGGATTGCATTGTCCTGACGATTCTGTGACCAGTTTTCCCACTGAAAAGGTGGGACTTCAGCAGTCCAGCCAGTCTGAATCTTTACGTCACTTGGGGCTACAATTGAGCCGCCCGAAGACCATTGAAAACTAAAATCGGGTTTAGAAACTTCACTCGCCATTTAATAGCATCCTTTGTTAGATGAGCTGAGCATATAGCCCACCCAATGATAAATCACTTAAATCTCCGTAGCCTTTGGCATTCAGAGCACCTTGAAAACCAAAATAGTCTTCAGCAATAAACTCACCAAAATTGATTCTTACGCCAATTGGCTTTGGAATAAATCTGGAAGGGTAGCCTGAAGAATAGGATGTATAAGTAAGAAGTACTTTCTCAAAAGAAGATAACTCTCTTCCTAACATCACAGTAACTTCAGCATTACCCTCTGCAACAACCAAGCTCATATCAATTCCAAATATGAATTGCATGAACTCTATGAACTGGTTGGGGGTTACGTTTGTATTATTCTTTACAATCTTGGCTTTAATGAACAAGCGATATTGTTCATCTGTAAGCAGTGTGTTCCCAGCTAGTGGATTGTTGATGTCGTAATATGGACCGCCAATGGCTGGGTTATCCAAGTCACCGTAAGACTGGGCATCTGGATAGCCAACGAAAGCAAAGAACGTCAGTAGCGCCGTGTCAATAAGTTCTCTGGGCTGACCTACAATGTCACCAATAATATCTAATTGAGCACCAACAGCAGTATCAATAGAACGCTCTTGCATGAGTTGGCGAAAGACTTCTTGAAGCTCAATCTTTCCGCCAAGTAGGAGTTGAAGGTACTTGTCGAATATGACCCCGCCAGATTGTCCATCTTCGTCTAAACGAAACTGTTCAGTCACTCTAGATCTGGCAACGGAAAGGTGGTCCTCAATATTGAACAAATTCAATTCTGACATGCTACCTCCTTATGTGATAACTATGTTGACACTGGACAGCGATGCAATCTCGTCGAAGGCAATTACAATGTTACCCGTACCAACAGGAGCAGGCGACGTGCCAATAGTAAGAGATACAACTTCATGACCTTGGACCGAATTTATAGGCGTATACAGACGACTATAAATTACATCATCCCCAGTACCAAAGTTAGCAGTGAAATATCCCAAGAGTGCTGATTTGATGGCGTCATTCCCATTAGGTGGGAAGTTCACATCTGTGGTGATGTTCATGCTAATATAAATTACAACAGGGTCTGGACGAGAGAAACTGATGTCGTGAGGGAACCCCTGAACATCAGAAATGCTAACAGTGGTGTTACCGTAACTAAGAATACCAATTGGTTTGTTATCCCAAATAGCATTAGCAATATCTGTAGACAAACCACCAGAAACAATAGGAAGGAAGCTATGAGCTGGAACGCCATTACCGTCTACAACACTTGTATCATTCTCGTAGATAGTTACTTCACTAACATTATCAAGATTGATAAGTGCAGAGTAGATAGCATCTAATGTGTTAGTTGCACGATCAAACTTCCCATTGCGGAACCTAAGACGAAGCTGTTCATCTGTCTCACGATCTTCACCGGGAGTTGCTGCAACAGGGTTGTTTACACTATCCCAACCAAGCATTGGTGTGAGGATTGTATCAATTGTATTTGCAGGTTGTTCAATGATACCAGACTCTACAGCCACCACTTCACCAACGGTTCTTACTTTATTAATACCAAGATTAACTGAAGTG